GCTATTATTACACACAAATTTTATTGTGTCAACTATTTTTTGGTGGAGAAGAACGGGTTCGAACCGATGACCTTCTGCTTGCAAAGCAGTTGCTCTCCCAACTGAGCTACATCCCCTGTGTCTGGTGTTACTAATTTATTATAAATTGGTGGGCAGGGAGAGACTCGAACTCTCACACCTTTCGGCATCGGCTTCTAAGACCGACATGGCTACCATTACATCACCTGCCCAATTTTTCTTTCCATTTATCTTTTATTGCTTTTGCAATTTTTGCTTTATGTTCTTCTGACTTGGCTTTGCCTGTATTAGCCTTTCCACCGGCGCTTTTATTACCTTTACCTTGCATTCGGCGAGCTTCATCAATTCCGTATTTTTTTACAGTTTTGTCCCAGACAGTTGTGCCATAATATTTTTCTCTGTCAACAGCATTTTCACTAGGAGTCCCCCAGTACAAATGATTAGGATTGCTACATTGTCCATTATTACAGGCATGACAAACATGTATTTTTTTACCTGAAGGTATTGTGGTTTCAAGTATATGAGCTAACAATCCTTTGAGATACATGCTTTGACCGCCTCTTTCAATGCACGGTTCATCGAGTTTTAAGTGGGATTGTCTGTTTACTTGTGGTAGTAAAATATATTCATAAATGTTCTTCATGTACATATTTATGGTAGACACGCTGTTTTGTTTACCATTTCGCCATATTGAAACACACTCGTACCCACCAGAGAATCTTATTCTTACCCAGCAGAGAATGTGCTTTAATATGGTCCCAATATCAAGCATTATAAACAAATACCCAATATTGGTCAACCATATGTTGGGGTCGACACCCCAACCAGGAGTCTTACCGTCTGCGTTGCCTCCACAGACTTCATGTATCCTGTCCGCCCGTTCGCAGCATGTTTAGAGTGCGCTGCCAGGTCCTCGTTACCTGCACACTGTGCATTTTACACTCTTTTCAAGAGTTTAAATTGCCTCATTTGTTCGATTTGATGTTGCGCTCGTTTTAACTTTTCCTCAATTAACTTTTGTAACTGCTCTGGAGTCAAAACAAACGTTTCATCGCTAGTTTTGGCTTTCAATTTTTTACCTCTAAAAACGAAACACCCTGGAGTTTCTAGTTCCAGGGTGCCTTGAATATATATCTACGTGCTAGACGTTATTCTTGACACCCCCGACAATCCTCGCGACTATTAATTGTCTGGGCTGATTGCCAAAAGAGTGGCATCCCCTGATAATTAGGCTTGGTCGCTGCACAAATTGTGGAATGTATGTGTTTCATAGTTTGTCAATTATAAGTTTATTTATGATTGCGGTCAAGTGATTTTTAAAAATTTTGGTGAAATTAGTCAAAAAGTTTACATCACCGGACCGTTACCATTTTTAAAGCCCACCGATCCACCTTCTGCTGCTATACGTTTGATTACATCTTCAAACAAGATAGGAGCAAAGTCTGTCTGCTCTACACATACGCAATGATAACGAGTATCAATCTCGTCACTGTATAATGTAGCACCTGTTTGGGCATCAACTCCACGAGCCTTCTTTACACGGCTGGCGTGCAAGTGTCCGTGTATGTTAGTACCAAATCTGCCTAAACTTGCTTCATGTACAGGAATATGACTTAGTATCATTCCATTCATGACATGATATGCACGTAGTTCGCGGAAGTACTGGTTATATTCTGTATCACGGAAGATGTCGTGGTTACCACGTATAAGCACCTTGTCACCGTTTAAACGAGCCAACGTGTTCATTGCACGACGGTTAATAACTACATCACCTAGGTGGTAAACTTTATCGTTAGGACGAACTCGTTCGTTCCAAGCTTTGATCATGAACTCATCCATCTCCTCGGGATCGTCCCATGGGCGTAATTTAGTAACACCATCTTCACGCATGAAGCGGCAAACGCCGGCATGTCCAAAATGCGTGTCGCTTACTAGAAATACTGCTGGCATAGTCGCTCCTTTCCTTGGTTAATTGAGATTATTTTGCAGTCATAATTTTAGGGTCGGCTTGATTTTTGACTTTTTCAACCACACCACCTGCAGCAAGAAACGCTGCCACCGCTTGTTCTGTTGTTAATTCTGATTGCTGAAATTGCGCTTTGACATTGCTTTGTTTGGTAAATTTTGGTTTAAACATAATATCCTTTTGTTATTTACTATATAGCATTATACTAAAATGCCACTTTTTGGTCAACCAGTGTTGAGTCGCTAAAATAACAACTAAATTCTCCGCTTTTTCCAATCATAGCCCGGGCCAGTTTCTGTTACACCAAAGTCTCCCACCATGTCAGCCTGTTCGCTGCACATTGTTACATACTTTGCATTATTTCTTCTCAACCACTGACAATAATTGAGAGCTTCAGTCATGTCCTCAAATTCCTTACCGTAATTGCTGCCACTCATTGTCCAATATACTTTAAACATGGTTCATTTTTCTTTATTAAAATACAATTATAGCAATTTTACAATTAATGGTCAACGAGCAAGACTTTGTATGTATTTTGCTAAGTCTCCGTAAAGACCAGCCATCATTGCGTCGCGACTGCCAAAGAAACTGATGGTCTTTTTGGGATTGAGGTAATACGGTGTTTGTACACCACGGTCCAATCGCAGCAGCATCATTTTGGTAAATGGTTGATTGGATGGCACGTTGTAGGTGTAGTGTTCAAGTTCGGCTAACCGAGCAAACACAAAGAAACCTTGATCGGTTAATCTAAGTCCACCATTGCGTCGAAGATTTTGCCACCAAATTTTCAGTGCATCATCAATTTCAATTTGATGTTCCGGGGGAATTACTGCCAGTACTCGTTGGGTAAATTCAACTTTGAGATTCATTGGGGAATATCCTTTCCCCGGCAGTGAGCAGCACTACGCTGAACTTGTCAGTCTTGAACTGATTGTTGAGTTTGCGAGCCAAATTAATGGCATGTCCCGGATTACTAAAACTTACCTTTTTATACTTAGGTCCCGGAAACTGCTGCAACATATTTGAGGTTTTGAGATTAATCGGAGCATTGTCAAAAAACACTGCCCATATTCCTTCAGAGGCCAACACCTGCTCAGTCTTGTAAGTGGTCTTGTTGGTAAGTTCAACTAATACTTTAGGTTTGGGTCTAGACAACGGATTCTCCAATAATATAACACTATTATTTAGTCCGTTATATTAGCGGTTTAAAACGATCCACCTGTAACTTCAATTTGTACAACTTCTTCTTTGGAACTTTGTTCATGTAATGCATGAAGTTGCAACAGTAACTTGGTAATGTCAGCATGCAAGTCCTTGGCATCCTGCATGGGCATAGTAAACTCTCGGGTACCACGCATTTCCAGAGCCTTGAGACGATCTACAAATCGATTGATATGCAAACTCATTTGACTTCTTCTTGAGTGTGAAAAGGTCCGGTGTAAGGATAACGCTGTAAAGTGATAAGTTTTGGATTTTGAACCACTTGCCACTGTTTGTTTAACTGCACATTGTACCATCCCGCGGCATACCAAGATTTGGATTTACGAGTTTTTGTAAACAGTGGTAGTTGCCTACGAACTTCGTAAATTCCATTGTAGGCTCGACAACCAGTTTGAAATCCATATACTTCGTCTTGGGCAGGCTTTGCTGTTTTCACAGCCGGCTCAAAATCCACACCCACACGCTGTTTTATCATGCGCATGGATTTGAAATTTTGAACTTGATTTTTTATTTGAACTTGAAATCCACCATTGGTGGCCTGGATGTTTCCAACCTTTTCATCGTTTTGTCGAAGTATCCAATATTGATTAGGTACTACGGCTTTGGCTATTATCATTGAGTGCTCCTTGATATGTTGCGTTGAGCCATTGAGCATATTGCTCAGCTGACTCAGAAACTTTTTGCAAGTCATAACGACCGCAGAATTTCATAAATCTTACACCAACTTGACCAATGTCCTTGTGTGACACTTGCTCGGCAATGGCCTGATCAACTTTGGATTTGATATCTGCTGGTTGTGCTCGTAAGTCCACAAGAGTGACATTTCTGTTGTAGTCATCAAGCACACGATGTTCAACGCCGTTGTGGTCAGTCCATTTTTGCAGCATCAAATTGTTCCAGTTATAGCCTTTGGTTCCTCGATCCTGGTATGCTTCTTGTAAGCCAGTTTTGTTTTTTGTGCCTTTGGTTCTAACCCCTGGATAAGCTGAAAATATGTTGTCGCTGGTATCTCCACGCATACATTTTTCAAACAGTAACCACGCTGGGTCTGGTGTTGTCTTGGGCTCTTTGGTTTTCTTGTCAAGAACCTCTTTGCCTTTGTCGTCAAACACACCTTGGATTGTGAGAAGCTCGCTAGTGATGCCATTGTACTGATGTACGTTGGGAGCTAGAAGCTGCACAAAATCAGTATCTGAACTAACAATATAATGAGTATCTTGGGGATGCAAGTCGATCCAGCGAGCAATGACGTCGTCAGCTTCGGCTTCTGGATGTCTTATTACCGAGCAGTTTGTTTGCTCACTAAGGTATTTAGTAAAGAAATCATAGGTTTCCCAAAACATCCGATCTTCTTCTTGCTCTTTTTCTGTGAGAGCAGCTCGAGCTTCGGCTCGATTTGCTTTGTAGGGCTTGTAAAAGTCCTTGCGCCAACTACGTCCTTCCAGCGCAAAAATTACGTGATCTGCTTGGAATTTCTTTGCAACTTTGTTAATTGCTGAAAATGTAATATGTAGAGCATACCCAACTTTTTCCTCGGCGGTACTGGCTCGATGAGTTACGTGGCGAGCACGGAAAAACATATTAGCAGTGTCAATAAGAATATAGCGCATATTATGGTACCAGATTGTTAGTGTGAGCGTATTCTAGCATAAATTGCGCCCAAAAGCGATGGGCATCTTCACCAAAATGCCAACTGTTGGGATTTACTGTTTTGAACCCATGTGAGCGCAGAAGTGCATCATAAGTTTGGTTAGAATCATAGGGGTTAATAAAATTGCAACCCCAATCCCGACGATCTAGCACAGACTCAAAATGGTTGTTGCCATTGAAAAATAGATGCGGTATTTCGCGCTGTTTTAGATCTTGGTGTAATTGCCAAATTTCACGATGCCAGTGTTCGGTTCGAGCAACCCAATCAATCCCGGCGACAAATGCTTTGTATTGTTCCTGTAATTCTTCGGGTACAGAGTCAGTCCCCGATGCTCCAACTTGGTACCATTGATCGTTGAAATTCCATTCTTCACGTTCCCAGGTACTCCATTGTATCACTACCAACACACGATCTCGAGAATCATAACATTGATCCATCCAGAATCGTGTTGTACGCATGATTCTATCATTACTGGCACCTGATTGAGCATCACAATCTAATATAGCATTGAGATAGTTGGCCAATTCACAGCCAAAACTTGCACGTTCGTTGTCGGGGTGAGGACGCTTACCTAGACCATAAAAGAAAGGATCATCTTCGGCCCACCCATAAGGCACTGCTGCTTCGGCTGCGGCAGCATGACTATCACCGTTTACATAGATTAGCATTAGTCTTCAACCTCACTGTGACCTACTAGGTCACAGAGAATTTGTTTGACAAATTCTGGTCCCATGCCTTCGCTGCTGCATTTAAGTTTACCATCAATTTCGTAGAAAGAAATTTGACCGAATCCAATATTTTTACGAGTCCAATATATGGTAAAGCCATTTGCAATGTCAACTGAATCTTCAAGATCTTTAAACATATTATTTTAGTAATTTGTATTTTTCGATGTGAGCAATAAGCAAATTTGCCCAAAGTTTATGTGCATCTGCACCAAGGTGAAGATCATCTTCTCTAAAGGGTTTACATCCTTGAGACGTAGCATAGTGCCAATAACTCCAATCACTGTCGTAAGGGTGGAAAAAACAGTTGTTCCAGTCACGATGTCCACTCTTGTCTACAAAGAAATCATAGAAGCAGTTGAAAAACAAATGTGGTATTTGACGGTCTTGTAATTTTTTATGAAACTGCCAGATGTTTTCGTGCCAGGTCCGACCCAGTGTTGGAATATCATTGGCATCAAGGCCATTGACCCAAGTCTTGTAACGTTGGTCTAGATCTGCATCACCAAAAGTGTCAGCACTGCTATTGGCCTGAAAAAAATCACCACGATAGGGCCACTCTTCTCGTTCCCAACTAGTCCAGCCAATCAGTACGAAATACTTTGCTTGTGAAGTACGAATCCAATCTTGAGTAATTCGAATAGCACGTTGATTGCTGCCACCGGGAAGGCTTTGGTTTACTAATTGTAAATCAAAATGTTTTGCAATTAAATTAGCAAAACTCATAGAGTCAGATGGCAAAGACACACCGGCACTGTGACTGTCGCCGTTAACGTAGATATATGTCATTTGAAATTTCAGCTTGTGGGAATGCCAATCTATACCAGGTGGCAATTTTATCGTTTCTTATGACAATAGAAAGTTTGTTCTGACCGTTCGTAAACACAAAGTCCCAGTCCGATCCTCGATCGTTAAGATTGGCACGTAACCACCGAACATGATCAACTGCTTCTCGATACGTTTTAAATTTGATGTCAGCTCTCATTGATTATATGTGAATATTTCAACAAAAACATTGTACGCATTGGTTCGCTAAAGAAATCAAGCATGATATAGGTTCTGCTGTAGCCACCTCGATCCAGGTCAATTGTTGTCAGCAGTGTAGAATCCTTGTCAGAATCGCTGCTGTATTCAATCCATTGTCGATGTTCTCTCACAGTAAATCCCAATACGTCTTTCATCTTGCTTCTGATCAGCATCACACTTGGTGTGTGTTGATACTCTTTGGCCAATATAGTTTTGAGTTCGTGCCACTGCGACCTAGAAAGACATATTGGTTTCATGATTAGCTGACCTCTTGTAACCCGCCACCGATGTTTTTGCTGCGAACATAGCGTTGCGGATTCATTGCTTGTTCTTGCTCGTATGTTTCCATGACAACATGCCTGCAGACATTTTGAAACCAACGATCTACAATTTCAGCATCGGTATCTTCGCGTTTTATCATATATCCTGCACGTATCAAATTTGATACAAAACGTTCATTCCAATCTAATTCAAAAACACCTTCATGAATGTTGTCAGGATCAACCTCTAGGCTGACAATAGCCACATATGGTTCACCGCGTTCGGTAGCAAGATCTTTGGCTGTTTTTTGTTTTTGAGAGGGTGAAGCCTTGGGTTTGATTTCTGCCACAGGCTGTGGTGTAGATTTTTCTGGTTGTTTTTTAAACCACTTGTCAAATAATTTCATCAACAATATCCTCGCAATTTCATTAAAGTAAACTCTTTGGTATCAAACCAACGGTCTTCATAGGCAAAATCAGTATCCCCATTACGATAAATTCTTCGACTGCGAACTGCAATCTTAAACCAAATTGATCGTTTTGTATTGAAGCAGCGTCTTGGCCAAATGCTTCTACATAGTTGTATTTTAGCATGTTCTAAGAATGTTGGATTATTGGCTTCGTTGCCTAGCGGTAACCATAAAATGGGAGGCTCAATATTAGTTTCATAGATCATTGGTTTTACCCCATTCAACTTTGAGCCATAGCCTTTCGTGAAGATAGTGCAATACTGTCAATACAATGTTGATGGCTATAGCCGACGATAAACCAGTCCATAATGCAGTAATTATTGTGGCAATGATTCGCCAACCCACTGCTCTTGCCAATGTTCTTTTTCTTAGTTCCATTAAGTACCCCAGGCATTGCGCCAAATGTCTACCTGTAATCGAGGGCTATATCTATAACCATGTTTCATGGCCAGCTCAGCTACCTGTTGCACATTGAAATTATACATGTCTGGGACACCACCTATTGGCATCAGGTATACCGGACCGCCAAAGCCTGACTTGCGATACTGGTACACAGCTTCTTTGGCATCTTCAACATCTTGTGAAGTGGCCACAACAAACTTAAGATAGGTCATACCTACCATTTCATAACTCTTGACAATTTCGGGACGTATAGCATCCTCCCACCGCTCACCAGAACATGGTAGTTTAGGACTCACACTAAAGGTCAGTCGATCGTAATCACGTCCATGACGTGTAAAATCTTCAAACAAATATTCTCTAAATTCTTCCGACAAGAACTGTGTACCGTTGGTTTCAAAAGTAAGATTACGCAGTCCATTTACACGGCAACGATCTATTAAATCCGGATATGCACGTTGCCAACCCAGCAAGGGCTCGCCCCCGGTTATAACCAAGTGTACATCATCACTGACGGGATCAGTTGACCATTTGTTATGTGGAATTAGGCCATGCATATGATCTACAATACCTCGGACTTCCATCAACGGCGACAGATGTTTGAACTCAGGATGCCATGATGCGTAGCTGTCGCATCCAGTTGAAACTAGTGGTAATTCTTCATACTTCTTATAATCAGCAATATGTTCGGCAATTGCATCAGGTTCTGTTGTGCGTTCTCCGCGTGGAAGACCAAAGCCAGCACAGGTAAAGTTACAACCGAAAGTGCGCAAGAAAACACTGGGCACACCGGCCCAGCGTCCTTCACCTTGTAAGCTGTAAAATATTTCAGCTATTTTAATTTTCATATTAACTCTCAACAAAAGGTTTTAAATCAGGCGCTACCCATCCAAGAGGTTTTAGAACTTTACCATCTTCACGCTTACGCACCTTGCCTGTTTCTCGATCAATCTTGGCAAAGTTTGTGCTCATAACTTCTTTCCAAGCACCTTCGGCATCTGCGCCCATGCTATGGATAGCACCAATAGTAACAACAAGTATGTCAATCAGTGCATCAAGTGTTTCTACTTTATCATGGTTATTAATTGCAACACTAAGTTCATCTGCTTCTTCTTCGATTAATTTAAGATACATATTGAACTGTGTTTGATTAAATTCCTCTACAGTCTGATCACAGGCCCGCATAAATTTTTCTTGGTCTCTAAACGGATTTGTCATTTAAGCCACCACTCTTCCCAGGGAAATACGACCCAGCTAGGATCGTTTAGTTTATTAATAGTGCGTCCAACATAGTTAACATCAACTTCTGAATTGCTTGACTCATTGTCAAACAAACAGGCCACACGAACATTGTTGCCCCAGACACTGTTCCAACGTTCGTCACGGGGATGACATCCACTGGGCCAATCTTGTTTAATCCAATTTAATGTATTACCAGTGTCGTTGATGTCGTCAACAATCAAAATGCTTTTGCCGTTGAATGCATCTTCGGCTGCCCAGAGATTGCTTTCAGGATCACTGCCATCACGTAGACTTACATGCAAGGCATGCATGGGGATTGAGAGATATTGACTAATAAGATTAGCTGGTGTTAATCCACCCCGAGTGATGCCAAGAATGTATTCAGGACGCCAAGCATCACTTTGAATTTGTCTTAGAATCTCTTGTGTATAATTTTCAACGTCACGCCATGTCATGTAGATATGTTTCATGTTTCCTCGCTTTGACCAATAAGTGCCATCCCAGATATTCTTTTACTGCATCACGCATGGTTTCGGGCATGGCAGCGAACCAAGGTTCCAATTCAAACTTTCCTTGCTTGTACTCGGGTACATTATACATGAAACAGTGATCTTGTCGAATTCTTTCAACTCGAAACCACGGATCTAGCAACTGTGTAACTTCTTCTTTGGTAAAAGCTTCGGCATATGGGCATTCGGCTTGTGCTTCAAATTGATCCAGACCTTTTTGAATCATAGCATATTTCCAAGAATTTTTGGCATAGACCATGAATCTGAATTCGCCATGATCGGTAAGCAACTCACTGATGCGTTTGATATGCGATTCTATGTTTGGAAAGTGGTGCAACACACCATAGCTGTAAACTAGATCAAATTTGCCCAACCTTTCAAGTTCTTCCGGTACAGCTTCTAATAAATTCATTTCATAGAACTTACCATGCAGATCTAGAACTTTGAATCTCTGTAAAGATAATGCAATGCTGTCTTTGCTGATGTCTATGCCTACATATTCGGCTCCATGACGAGCAAATTGTTCGGCATCGGTGCCAATACCACAACCAATTTCTAACACACGTCGACCACGCCAACGATGAAAGCCAGCAAAGTCTAGGATATGTGGCTCGGCACGATAACGCTTGGTTGTAACTTCATCAAAGTATTCCACTGTGCCTAGAGGCTGTTGACTATGATTGACATTGCAGGGTTGGCGATTCCAGTAGTCTTGTATTTTCCATTCTAGATCATCCATAATACTTCCTTGACGTTGTCATTTGCTTATTGGGGTCATTGGCCTCCATTTTGACCCAGGGATCCTGTTTGCCAAGTTTGACATTGACCCAGAAGCTCATATCAATTCCTTTGTTTGCCAAATACAATGCCAGTTTTTCAGTGTCATTGATACGTTTGGCATGCCACTTGTCACTGTGAAAATCTTCGGGATTGTTGGGTTGATTTTCCAACATCGGGCGATTGCGAAAAGTCTCATCACCGTTGTTTCCGGTTAAGTCGTAACGATCATGTTCGACCCATACTGGAATACGTTCAAGAACATCCAACATGTAACTGACTTGACTGATCCATGCATCACTAATTTGATGTGGGCTAAGATAGCCAAACACGTCCAACCATTCACGTGGTACAATGGGAAAGATACTGTAAGGGTGTTCGCGATGTGTGTGAACAGCAAGACATCGGAATTGTCCTTGATACTTCATGATTTCTTGATCCCAGTTTTGACTTTCCATCACAGCATCGTCGTTCCAAAACATTAACCAAGCTGAATCACTTTGTCGAGCTAGTTCACTTACATACTCGTTGAGTCTAATATACCCCATGGGCTCAAACATCAATGCAGTGTATTGAACCTTGCGATCATCAAGTATGGGCTTGAGCGATGTGCGCCAGTGCTCTAAGCCCACGGTGTCATCTTGATCAAATCCCAATAAAATTTGAATACGGCTGATGTCTCTAACACGGTTAACTAGACTAAGGACACTGCGAGTCAAGGCCATGGTACGGCCTCGTGTGGGTAGCAATACTGCTACATCAAATTGATGATTGTGTGTGGTCTCCATTATTTTCTATTCCAAAATGTTGTTTAATTTTATCTGCATAGGTGCTGGCAGGTTCACGATGCAGTACAGCATCTTCTACAATACCTATACATTCTTTGACAATTGATTCAGCAAAGCGACTAGCAACAGCATTCCATAAATCATGATGGTAAATGCTAAAGTTAGCTCTGGCTGCTAGGTGATCAAACAGTGTGGGGTTTTCTGGCAATAATATATTATAATATACTTCGTCAAACTCTGGAAAGTCACTGTCCATGTAAATCTTTCTCCATAAATTCATACCGACATCTTGGGCAGACATATTTTGTAAATACTGAGATACCACCACGATATTCCACATGTACGTCGGTGTTGGTTACTGCGCCACAGTTTATACATGGCACACGTTCTTGTTGCATTTCTAAAACTCTTGCCACGGTATCAGGGTGCGGATCGGCGATCACAGACTGTTGCTTTTCTTCTTCAACTTTTTCGGCGTCCCGCATCGCTATATACATATCATACGCACTCAAGGATTTCATTCAATACCAAAATGTTGTCTTATATGTTTTCTACCATCTTCGTGTGGGCAGGCCCTAATACAGGCCTGTACAATTGATTTGGCAAAAATTTGATTGTACTCAGCAACCCACTCGTCAACACCAAGTATGCCCTTTGGTACGAGATTCTTGGCTTGATCAGCAAGGTCTTGAATTTGTTTGTTCATTCTTTCACCATCTCCATTTTCACATCGGTTATGTTATAGTCAGCCGGAATAATTCCATTGTCTACTGCTTGTTCGAGCAACTTAAATCTGTCCTCTGTGTTAGCCACTCCCACATAAGTGTCACCCACTGTTATTTTCCATACATACCCGTTCATTCTTCAACTCCTAAAAATGTTCGATGCAATGCTTCAAGATAATCGTCTGTGCCCTGGTGCAGATTACCGTTGTCAATACGATCGTAAATGCTTGCACACTCTCTCACAATTAACTGGGCAAATCTCTCAATAAATTGTGTTTGACTATCCCATGAATCGTCGGAATCTTCTCTTGCCGCCTGAAGCCAAAGGTCTTGAATTCGTTCGTTCATTCTTTAACTCCGAAATGATCTCGAATCTTGTCAATACAATCATCGGCACCGGCAAGATCAACTTGGTCGCATAAAAATAAACATTGCTTTACAGTTTCCTTAATGCCATCTGATTGTCCGGCGATATAACCTGCACTGAAATGTCGAGCTTCAATATCTTTTTCTAGCAGCTGAGCGAACCGTTCAATACTATTTCTGTAGATATGGCCGTTATAAGCTGAATCATTGGGTAACTCTATTCCAGCTTGTTTGGCAAGTTCTCGAATTCGTTCGTTCATGCAAATAAGTCCTCGTTCCATTCACGATGTCCTTCGCGGAACGCCATGTTTGATTGTGTTTCTCTTACTTCTACACGATAGCACCATAGACGTTCTGCTTCACCTGGTCCCCACATTTCAGGAATATAAACTCCGTTAACATACTTGTAAAGCATGTCAGCAAGACCTTCGCAACCAAGTCTAGGTAGTACAACAATCTTGGCCATGTTCTTTTCTTGTAACAGTTTGAATGTCTCCAACTCTGGATCATCTTGTGCTACAATTAACGTGTGGTCAAATTGGTCTTCTAAGATCTTCTTGAGCTCTTTGAGACCGCCGTAGTCGGCAGCCCAGTTACGCACATCCAAATCGTCTGTGCCAAAGTAAAACTTCATGCTAAATGAATAGCCATGGATTAAATTACAGTGACTGTCAGCACGCCATTGTCTATACGCACATGGAAACGCATCGTGGTATTCTTTTGTACTGGTGTATTTGTAAACTCTTGTTGGGTATGTTTCTGTTAGATACATCTATTTCTCCTATGTTAAAGTATAGCATAGGCTTGCAGAATTTGTAAAGCGGGATGAATGCCGGAAAGGCCGCTGTTGTCAGGCGTAGTCTGACAGTATAGTAATACCTAATTTATCTAGTACACCGCTGCTGGCGCAGTGTAATTGGTTACGCGGAAAAGTAATAACATCGCCAGGATTCCATTCCACATATTCTTCAAACACCAAACCGTGTAGATCTTCGGCTGGAATGTGACGGCAATACTTTTGTCTTAGATCTTCAGAAAAAGGTTGATTGTTGGAGTTTTTCACTACCGAATAATCACTTATATAAATGTTTCTAGGTTGATATCCGTGTTGCTGATCCCTAGTCACAACCAAATCTTCTAATGTGTCAAGTATGTCAGCATCAAAATTAGTTTCTTGTCCTGATTCAAGTTGTTGTTTGAGTACGCGAATATCTTCAACATACTCAGTATCACCGTGCCGATTTACTAGCTTATATTTAAATCTATTAAACGGCTCTTTGGTAAACTTAGCACACTGGCCAGACCAGTAATTATCAAAGAACACAGTACCACAGGGTCCGCTGGTAGTTAGTGGAATAAGCGTTACTTGGTAAGCAGGTTGTTTATCAAGACCATAGCCAGTATCAGTATGCACACCCCATTGATGAGTCACAGTACGACAAAATTCTGTGTATTCCACATGCCAAGGTTTTTCATGCACCTGATCCAAAATATTGGCCAAAATTTCCTGTGGCCAATCACCACCGTCCCAGACTGGACTTTTTGTGACCACGTCAGGCCTGGGATCTAGATATCGATCTTCGACTCGAAAGTATTCAACTAATTGTTGAACCGTTGATTGCGGAATTAACCCCTTATGCACTGTTACCATTCTAATACCTTTTTGTCATCACTGCCCACCCCAGACGAGATCTAGGGGTATTTTTTCTATACTGTATCCATATATATCCATTTTCATCAATGCCCTGGATAAACCTGTGATAGTCGTCTCTATAGCATCGATTCTTTTTTTGTGCTAACCACGACCAAGGATGTTCAGGCTCGCGTTCGTGTTTGGCCTTCAAAGGATTTTTTAATATGTCAACAAGTGCGTAGTTTCGAATCTCTGATTCAGTGATGGGGATAAATTCTGCTGAATCATACAGCAAAGGCACAGCCGGAGCCATTTGGTGATCAAAATCGTATTCTCGTACTATGATTTCTCGGCGTAGTAATTTAGTCACACCAGTCATCGCTTTCCATGTAAGCAGCGGCCTGACCACGTGCAGATTCTAGGCTTTCGGCGATGATGGTTAGAGTAGCAACACCGTTCTTGATATGAATATCAAACGGAACACGGCCCATGGGCAACCAACCATCGTCAACACGCACACGAACACTGTAGCTACGCATTTTCTGAGCCTGTGCAATGAGTTCTTGTGTATATTCGGCTGCGGTCTTCATTTAACTGTCTCGTTCCATCTCGGCAGCTTCGCGAACCAACTCAACTAGTTCGTCAACTGTTTTAACCATAATTTTAGCATTGGCCCATTCATTGGATTGATCCCTGCCACCAATTTCTACCATGAATCCATTGTCATACATGTTGACAGTGAAGCTTTCATTGACTTTGGCTAGCTTGTCACTGATTTGATTAACACTTGTTTTGGTTAAGACCATAAAAATTTTCCTTATAAAAGTTAACACATTGACCCACCAAGTCCGGTAGGACAATCTGCTGTAGTACAAACATAGCCCATGGGTCTTGCAAATTCTATACCGCATTGTGGGCATTTATTTGTTGGTGGAGTATACGGTGAAGAATACTTTGGAGGCTCATACACTTCGGGAACATCAGCCCAATCCGTCCATTGATAGTTGGCAGTTTCAATGATCTTCATATTTGACCACATACCAGCACGTACAGTAGTATCAATCTTTTGACGATACTGTAGTGTTCTCGGTTTAGTGTTTGAAGAATACCAACGCAATTCAATCATTGCTATTCTCTTCTTTGGTTGGAGTATCAGGGAAAGGCCATACTGCCTTGGGTTTTTCTTTATTACCTATGCCTTCTTGAAAAACATCTTGAAGTTCATCGGTAATCTCTGCCTGCTCCCATTCTTTATTATTTTCATTTGGTACTATTTCCAATGGACCATGGAACCAACATTCAGTCTCATAAGCATCCCATCCATCTTCTTCCCAACCGCCGTACCCATCTTCTTCCCACAGCTCAAGAAGTCTATCACGCTCTTCTTCTTCCATGTCGTCGGGCCATATGAAATCTTCATACCATCCATCAGATAGATTATCTAGTTCCCAATTATACTCAGTGTTATACATATCAACACCGTCGGCACCGGGTCCGTCGGTTTGGTCTAAAACAGGAGGATCGTCACCGTCGGTTTCGATTAAAACTGTACCCCAACGAAAACCAGTAACACGGCGAATGACCCAATCATCCTTTTGCCATAGTTCGTGTTCGTATACGGATTTTTTATCTTGGGTTGATACTTTCCACCATGTCATACTACCTCCTCGGCAATGCCTAAAATTTCAGCTAAGATTAATAAGCCGCCAGCATGCCATAGTAAACCATAGCATAAAAATGCACCGGCAAAAATACGCATTCCACTTTTTACAAAACTGATATACTTGTGTTTGACCGGATCAGGGTACCGGTATTCTGTTTCATCACTCATGTTATTTTCCAAACAATCCTTTCTTCTTTGGTGGTGGGGTGGGTGGTTTCTTGGGCGGTGGCTCTTCTTTCTTTGGTGGAGCCGGCTCAAGCATTTTTTTAAACAGTAAAATTACTCTATCCTTTTCGCGTTCGGAAATGATCCTAACAGCCGCTAACTTACCTTCATAACTTTTAGCATCATCTAAAAATCCCTCGGGTACTGCTAGTTTTTTTTTCTTGGGTTTTAATGCATTTAATTTCTTTTTAAACTCTTCTGGGTTGTCTTCTACGGACATGATTTTGTATCCCTATATTATGTAGGAGAACCTACATAGTATATATCAACCCCACTTTAATAAAAATGCTGTAGCATCTGATTTCAAAGAAAATCTAAAAACTCCTTCGGTATCATAGGCCCAGGTGCCCTGACAATTGGCACGACACCAATCCATACAAGGTGACCATCCTTGGTACACTTTAGTTTTGGGCGCAGCGACACTGACTGTTATTGTCATTAGCCGCCCCACTTCAATGCAAAAAGCGTGGCATCATCGCGACGTTTGAAAACAAAATATAAACCGTTGTTTCGCCAATTGCCACTTTTAAAGTTATCATAACAAAAACATTCCAATCTTTGTCGTTGACTCCAAGCATCGGGTTCGGGCAACATGCGAAATTGATGAGGCCAATAACGTTTATTGTATGTCTGCACGATCCCACCTTAACAAAAACATTGTTAGTTCACTACGGTTCCGAAACCAAAATTGATCAAACGCCATTCTGCGACCACATGCGTTGGCGTCACACCACTGTTGTACAGGCAATATGTGTTCATCGCGTAGTCCAGTGGGAGTAATAGCACCATGGGAATATTCTAATGTAACTAGCAATTTCAATGGGCGAAACTCAATCCAAAGGAGTTTGATATTTGGTTCCATGATGTATTATTGCACGAAATAAATTCTGTGTCAAATCTCTTGGTACAATACCATATGATTTTGGTTGCGTGATTGATCCAAAATGTCGTTGTAGATTTGGCATTGTGACCAAAGTTCGGAATCAAATTGGTTAAACAATACCGAATTTAGTAAATGTTCAATAGTATCTTGTTGTATTGAATCTAAATTCAAAGCCAAACATTGTTGTAGATATGTTAAAACTCGACGTCTTAGATCATCAGGCCAATTGTCTGCAGCCAAATAGTAAGGTCTACGACATTGAAAGAATTGGTGACGGATTCCGTCACTGCCCATTTGCCCCTGCTGCTGAGAAAGCAGTTGTAAATTTCGCACATATCTCAGCAACGGTTGCAATTGAAAAACATTGAGATTAGATATCACAGTGTTGATATCCATGCTTTGAGCATGACAAGCCAACCAATTTAAATTTGAATGGACCTGTGCCCAATCAGTACCGTCGCGTATGATTTCAGCAGCGTATCCCACAGCATCTACACTCACAGTCCAATGTATTTGTTTGCAGTGCTTGGTTAGTTCATACCAAAAAGGATCTGTAAAACTTCCATTGGTAGTGATCAGTACCGAAAGATCAGGTAAGTTGGCATCAAGCACATGTTCTAGGATTGATCTAACTTCGGGAATGACAGTGGGTTCGCCTCCGGTGAACATCAACCTGCGCAGTTGCGACAAGTGGTTGATTATCCAATCCTTGTTTTTGACATCGGCGCTGGCGACCTTAATATCAATTACCCGTCCAAACCGACTCAATTCGGGTATCTGTTTATATTCTTGCGCAATGCCGTGACTGAATTCAGGAACACAACTACGGCATCTAAAGTTACAGATATTACTACTGCGGTAATCAACAAAGTCTATTTCAGTGTCGTCAAAGCGTTGATTATTGTAATCACGTAGGCTGTTGGTGCGTAAACTTTCTCCCTGTGATTGTTCTTGATCAATGCAGGTTTGGCATTCCGGGGGAACTTGACCAGACAAAAAAGATTGCTGAATACGTTGCAGAGTTGGATTATTGGCCCACTGATCTAATGTTGTTACTTGTCGCGGAAATTGACAACAGGGTGCAAGACCGCTGTTGTCAACATATACATGGCGAAAAGGCAGTGGACAATACAATCAACTATGCCCCTTCATGCTTAGACAAAGATCATAAAACTCTTGTCTTAGAGCCGGATCATCTTTGAATGCACCTAGCATGATTGCAGTAGTCATATCTGACTCATGTTCACGTACACCACGCATGGTCATGCAGTGATGTTCGGCTTTGACTACAACAGCAATATTTTCTGTTTTGGCATATTGTTTTAGAGCTTCGGCAATCTGCGTAGTCATTTCTTCTTGGATCTGTGGACGTTCGGCAATGTGATGCACAATGCGATTAAACTTACTGAGTCCAATTACTTCTTTATCAGGCACAATACCAACCCAGCATCGACCAACAATGTTTTGAAAGTGGTGAGCACAGGTAGACCTTATACTAATAGGACCTGTTGTGTACAGGCTCTGATAGCCCATGTTGGGAAAGGCTGTGACCTTGGGCACTGATCGATAGCGGCCTGAAAACGTTTCGCGAATAAACATTTTGGCAACTCTGTTCGCTGTGTCTTGTGTGTTGTGATCGCGCATGGTATCAATCACAAGACTCTGTAGAACTTCTTCTAGCTTGAGTGCTACTTCTGCTTGAAGTTCGTCTAGTTCACCTTCGGCGATATAATCTGCAATGTTGTCATTGCTGTGATATCTATGTTTGGCCAGTTCAAGCCTTGCTCTAATTCTTTGACTTGCAGGTTGAACTAGTTGTTCTGCAAATGATTCTGTATCGTTGTTTTCGTAAAGTTTATTGTATACCATTTTTTCTCCGAGTTATAGACGTGGATGTCTATGTTTAAATTATAAAGATATTTCTAGGTATTGTCAACACCAGTGATTTGCAATGTATAACGATTGACATGACCGTTGTTGACAGCTAAATGTGGAGTATCATATGTCCATGATACCCAATCTCCGGCTCTCCAATTTACAAAAGGATTACCGTCTACTTCTAAATAATGCCCGGGCTTCCAATCATCTAAAAACACAATGATTCTAACAATTTGATCGGGATCATCAATGTTGTTTCTTGATCTGTAGGTTGAATACCGGTCACTATGCAATGGTAATATCATACCTGGCTGCAGTCTTGTGATTTGATATACCTTGTTATCAAGTTGTGCAAAATGCTGACCAAACTCTAGGAAATCGTCAAGCCCACCATAGACATCTGTTGCTATCATTTTATAGCGACGGTCGTCTTCGGGATCAACAAAGTTAAATCCGTTGTAGACGTTGGTGTGATTTTGGTAAGAAAGTGATTCATAGTCCTGAGCTGACCATGTACATTCAATATGTCCTTGATTTATAGACATAGTTTATTACGCCAAAAATCCACGGTCATCTTTAAACCATCTTCAAGTTTTACCTCTGGCTTCCAACCCAACACTTCGGTGATCAAGGTGTTGTCGCTGTTTAGCCAATAAATCTCGCCAGGGCGTAGAGGTTTGGTATCCCAGACTACATGCCCTTTCCACCCCACAATGTCAGCGATCATATCAACATAGTCTCGAATTTTAATTGGTTGATTGGGACCAATTGTAAAGATTCTACCGTGATTGACACGATGGGGATTGTTAATTACTGCTAACCAAGCGTCTAGCAAATCCGTGACATAGATAAAATTACGATAAGGTTCAGCATAACCTAATCTAATTTCATTGGGATTCTTTAACATCTGAGTGATAATTTGTTCAGTCACAAAGAAATCGTTGTCCCTGCGACCATAAGCGTTGGTTTGTCTTATGGCTGTGAATGGCAACATAAGAGACCTATGTGCGTACTCTAGATATTTTTCCACAGCATACTTGGCCACTGCATAGGGTGCATTGGGATTAGGCTGTGTGGATTCGTTAAATGCTTGCTTGACCACAGGCGTACCAAGATCAACAATATTGTCGCTGATAGGTTGCCAACCATAGACTTCCATAGTTGATGCAAATACAAAGTTTTGTAAGTTTTGGAGTTTTACAGCCGACTCAATTAAATTAACTGAACCTACATAGTTAATTTGACTAAATGTAATCTGTTCAGTAAAACTTTTTTCAACTTCAGTCCTAGCAGCTAGGTGTACAATAATTTCCGGATCAAAGGACAGCACTTCATCTTCAACTTGTTGAAAGTCCAATAGATCAGATGTCATTGAATGTACTTCATGTTGCAGTTGCAACAAAGGTACCAAGTGAGATCCAATAAAACCCGATGCTCCAGTTACAAATATTTTCATTCGATTTTATTCACAGGATATTTTGCTTCATTGACATGGTCACGATATCTATTGTCACCACGATACCACTTGCTTGATGTAGGAACATGGTGAGAGATAATATCACAAATGCGATCCACAGTGCCGTTGTTCCAATCCGAGATCAGACCCTGATTGTGATGAGGTTTTTGCAATAAGTTTTCTAACTTACAAAATGCATCATCTATTGACCAAGGCACATAAAGTCGGTCGGGATCATTGGCAAAAGTTTCTGGAAAACTGCGATAAGCAGGATATAAAACATTACAACCAAGAGTATCTGCTTCTGATACAGTATTACTGACCCAATCTTGTAGAGCGCAATTAAACAAAACGCGGCTATTGTTAAGTAAATCGTAGTAATCGTTCTTCTTGAGATTTTCATGAATAGTCAATAGACCTTGCGATGCAAATTCTCGAGCTCGTTCAACATATTGCAGATTGTTTGATCGCAATGGACCACCTTGCAGTATGGCAAATTCCACCTGACCACGATGTTGCCCCTGACGATGATACATTTCAATCAAGTCCATGAAAAAGTTGGGTTGCTTCTCTTGGTCGAACCTAGCAGCAAATACCACACGATATGGACGTTGATCAAATGGTTTGACATTGCCGACACCACCAATGCGTTCTAGCACTTCGTCTTTGCCAAATGCTAGACCAGAAATATTATAGATAGGAGCACACCATCCAGCAATACGCATATGAGCAACCATTTCCTCATTTGTGGCGAGAATCCCGGTGACGAACTCATTGACCATGTGCTCATACTTCGCCATCCATTTCTCCATACCCCATACATGAACAAAGTCATCAGGATCAATGGACTGAGCAAGACACCTAACAAAAACACGGGGACGCTGATGAACAGGGACTTGATCAAATATGTAAGGTAAGCATTCGATACCGGGTTGAAACATGTCTTCAAAGTAGATGACATCTTGTTCATTGAGTTCTCCGTTTTTGTGCATTTGCACAAGATTCATTAATTGGCTCATGCCAAAGTAACTGCGACCATGTGCATCAAGAACCTGCCCTACTGAAATAGCCTGTGAGTTGTCAATGGTAGTACCAGGCACATAGACAACATCATATCCTCGACGTTCAAACACACGACGATTCCATTCAGTCAACTGCAATGTATAGCGGGATTCATAACTTTCTAATCCCATGTAGTAGAGTTTTCTCATTAATCTCCTTTGCGGCGGAATCCTTCAATTGCGCCTTTGAAATTATACGGATACAGATCCTTGGCAGATGTTGGTGGCCATTGTTTTGGATCGGATGAAGTTTGATTCTGTGCCAGTCCGTATTTTAAATTACTAATTTGGCTTTCTATATCTGATAATTTGCGATTTACCACATGCACATCTTCATACATTCTACGCAAAGGACCGTGACTTGCTCGTCTTTGTCCTTCGTGGTCACCAGTATCAGTTAAGATAACCATCATCATTAATTGGCGTAGTGCGTTTTTGACTCTAGGATCATTACTGACCATCGCTTCATCAAACATTTCAATAAAGCGTTCTAAGTCATAATCTGCAGCGTCTTTTTCACGCATGGCGCTCATTATATTGACCTTCCGAATCTACGCCCATCTTCGACCCACATATCTTTGACAGTTTTACCCTGTTGATATTTGTTAAACTGTTGGAACGCATAGCTCTTCCAGTTGTAAAGATCGCTTTCGTTAAAGCGATATCCGTGATCTCGACAGAACTCTAGAAAGTTTTCCAAGTCGTCAAGGATTTGTGAAGTTTTGGCATTGGGCTGAATATGTGGCTTAGCCATTTTAATCTCCTAGTTATTGAGTTTAATTGTTAGGGTCGTGAGCAATACCACGCCACTGTTTTATTTTTACTTCTTCTGTTTCTGGAGTATCTTCACTCCAAGTGCTAATCCATCTTGTACCAGTCCAACGTAATGTAGTGGTATCTGTAAATGGCCATTTTTTCTTGTTGTTACCTTGTATTTCATAAATGCCTTCTCTTACTGGATTCATTGTTTTAGGAAACCACTCGGTCATTTCATACACACAATCATCACTGTCTCGATATCGTTCCCACCGACCGTCCTGCATTGATCCGGCTACGTAAAAAGCAAATTCTGAACTCTTGCCAGTTGTGTCTCCTCCGCAGTTGTCAATGTCAATGCCATCATAACTTGCACCAAAAATAATTTCGTTACCATCAACTTCTTCAACAAGCAATGTTAGTTTAGAGATATCAAAAGGAGCGGTAAGTTCAATTTCACCTTCAAAGAAAGTGCCTTTTTCCCCAGAACTACCAATGAATACCACAGTGCCGAGAGATTGTTCATCAATATAAGATTCGTCACCAAACTCCCATTCCGGACTATCATCATACCCAGTGCAGTCGTCAAGACTTTTTTGCCAAACACTTACGTCGTTCTCATCATCAATATTTAGAGTTCCATGATTACGGTCAACACCATTTGTATGTGCTATGTTGTCACATTCGTACCAGCTACCAGGAGGGAATGGCCACATCTCTTCAGGGATATTGTGTTCTTCAGCGTAGTCGCTATCCCAGGCAAAGTCACTTACTGATAGTCTACGATAACGGAAGTAATCGTAGATTTTACGATCCACTGTGCCCATAACATGTTCGCCGCCATACCCCCAAATACTAATCTTATAAGTTCGCGGTGTAAATTTCAAAGTCGCAATGAGTTTTTCTTGATCAGCTATAAGCTCTGCAGACTTTTTAACTCGGGGCATAAGAGCTCCTTAGATTTTTATTGATTGATAAGGTTGATGTGTGTTGTACGTAATAGTACAGCCATTTTCGCCATCTTCACTTACGCCAATTATAACATTACGTCCAGGAAATTTACTAGAGATTTGGACATATAAGTCATCTGCGATCATTTCACAGCTCTTGTAGTTTAAAACGAGTATCGAATTATTATACAACCCTTCGAGCCAGCGTTTGAACTGGATGAATTCGATGTCCCTGTCATTGTGGAACACATCGATTGACACCCGGAAGTGGAAAATATGACGATGCTCATTAGCAAGAAAACTAACATCTGCAAGTTTTGGATCCTCCGCTGCTGCCGGATATTTATGAATACCTTCTTTGCGGAAAGTAACCCAAATTTGTCGTTGAGCTCGTTCCATGATTCTTTCTGTTGTAGCACGTTCGTCTTGATTCACAGTTGTTCCTTTTTTGTCAAAAGTTGTTTTTTACCGGCACGTACAAAAGTTCTATGAGCAGTAGATTTTGTAGGCTTGTTGATGAGATTGATTCTAAATGGTGCATTGATATAAAATTTTGATGCAGTGAGGTACCAGTCATCATCGTTTTCTATGATACGATTTATTGCGCCTTTGGCATAGTCCTTTTGTATTCTATGACGCTCTTTCTCGTTCCAGGAATCACCACTAAAGGAATAGTTAATTGCCACAGTATCTTCAAACTCAGACCCCAAAGACATATCACACTCAATAAACATGTCTTGCATACTGATTTTTTCTTTGGTGTCAACATAGCCTTGACCCCATTGAAACCATTCTTCAATGGTAACAACTTGTTCTTGAACACCACGAATTTTTTTAAGAGTATAAGATACCTTGACGCTCCGAGGTTCGGTGGGCGTGATTAGATATACTTTATCTTCAAAATCTTCCATTATAGTTGTCGCAAACTTTCAATACTGATAATTTTACCTAATTCTGTAGTAAAGTCTTGATCTGATGTGATTATATAGGTCTTGTTGTCGCTGCGATCAAGTTTTTTGTCGTAGTGCTTGAATGTAACTAGAGAACCACCAATAACCTTTTTTACACTGATGCGTAACCCATCACTGAGATCATGAGGATCATCTTCTATTAATCGAGCTTCTGATGTAATCACAGAACCAACGTCCAACATGTGTTTGTTGTCCCAAGCCCATTTACTTTTATGTAAAAACCATTTGTCAAACCATTTCATTACCATACCTCGTCATCGTTGTAAGCGTCCCAACCTGTGAATGCATGTTGAGATTTTAAATCGTGGATTCTGTGGCACCACACGCCAAAATTTGTTGCATCAAAGTCCTTGTCATCCAACTTCAATACAGCATTGTAACCAAGTTGATCAATATAAGGCAACTTAGCAGAAATCATAGGAATGAATCTACGATATTCAGTGAGTCCTGATTCCAACAAGCCTTCTACTTCGGAAATATCAAGATCCAAAGTGACCCAGAAGTCTCGTTTCAAAAAGTATTTGGCCATACCTTCGAAGTATCCCCAGGTTTCGGCTCCGGCACTGCGAGGGAAACTATGATTGGCACCTAGGTAAACATGCCGTGATCCCGAACGTTCGGCAGTTCGTTCTATGTCATTGACATTTTGCACACCTATTACAAATACTGTGCGCTCTCGATATTGTGCTGTGCGTTCTACTTCAATGCCAGTGAAGATAGTGGCCTTTTCATGTCCTTGTCTATTCATAGATTATTTAGATTTCCCTCGCTGAGGTCGGTAATTTTATCCCAGTCCTCTTGAATGATGTTGTAGAATTCAGGAAACGTTTTGGCAAAATTTTGATGCCGATACAGATCCTGCCGTTTGGTCCATATAATAAACTGACGCCATGCTAATGGATTGTGTGATTGTACTTGTAAAAAACCTCGAACTTCAGGAGATTGAATATGTTCCAACATTTGTAATTTTACATGATCTGGTGCTGCGTGTACAGCCAAATAGGTAGGATGCGCCACCATATTGATATAATGTGCTCCTACAGTAGTTTGAGCCCAGTCAATTATCTCATCAATATAGTATGCATTGAGTAAGGTACAGCATGGTGATACCACATGCGTAACTTCGGCAGATATTTGATTTTTTAAATCAAGCAATGCCTGGACATTCTGTTCGACTTCGAGCCAATTACCCGGATATCTAAGATAGTGAAATTTGTCACCAGTATGGTCAATGCTCAAGCTGAACTCAATTCGCCGAAACTTATCCCAGACTCTTTGATGACGGGGATTGATGGCCTGTGTACAATTGGTGCTGTAAAAAATTGTAACGTTTTTGCTGCGTCCGGTTGATACCAAATGCTCAAGAAAATCTAAATGTGTGAGATTCAGCAATGGTTCGCCACCATAAAACTCTAGTTTAGTAATGTTAGCGTCAATTTCATCAAATTTTGAATAATCAGTGTGCCGGGGTGCTAGGCGTGCAACAAATCTGTTGCCAGGGTCACCAAAAATATTAATGGTACCGTACTTTTCAGTATAATGTAATCCTTCTCGATGATAACTGTTAGAATCGTAACCACCGCAGGTTCTACAAGCAAGATTGCATACATTACTGACTTTGGTGCTTATCAGTTGTGGACCTTGTTGCCATTGGCCTGTGAGTATAAGATCGCTATAGGCTTCTGGATACCACTCTAGCATACGCTGCCTAAGACTGGATTTACCAGCTACTTCTTCGTTGGTACATTTAACACAAGGTTCGGGAATTTGATTGCTGGCAAATTGTTTGCGCATTTGATTGTATTCGTCACTGCGCCAACGCTCCAATGGAGTTCGATCTTCCATCAACCATTCAGTAACACCGTAAGCACAAGGACTTGTTTTACCATAGGTAGTTTGCATAGTACTGATAAACGGAGCCACACAAAAGTTCTTGGGCCTTTGTTTTGGTATTATTTTTTGTATGTTATCTAGATTATTGCTTACGGAGTGATTCAATTTGATCTCGGATGCGTAGTTTTAATTTCTTAGCCTCGCGTATGACATCATGGTCGCTGTGTGGGTGCTTTTCTAATTTTCCTAATTGCTTTTCTAAATTGTGATGCTCTTGTTCCAGCTCCCCCAGCGTCATCATCTCAATCGGATATTCCTCTTTCAAGATCATCAAGTTTATCTTCATCTAATTCCTCTTCCTCGGTGTCTGTGTTTTCAAATGTAAAATATTTGTTAAACATTGTGTTGGCATTGTTGGCACGTCGACCGGTATATCCCCGAGTACCGATAATCTGCTCCCATAATCTTTCATGTCGGTCAATCAAATCTAAACTTTGATCACGATCGCGCAATGCAAATATTTGATCCACAATGTCTCGCACTGCGATACGATCAAACCGTTCATTGATCAACATTGATGGCACCACGCCTGAATCGTAGGCTCGGTTGGCACGTTGTACTGCTTCAATGTGCATCCAAACATTATGCCCCATTAGCAATGCATAGGAGAAACTGTCCCATGATGTTTTGCCCTCTTTACCAATTTTATTGAGCATACCTGGAGCGTACACACAAACGTCAGAAATTTTCATTCTTGCAGTGATAGGCGAATCTTCAAACTTCTTGTGAATGCCATCTTGTGTAACTGCATCACGAAAACTGCGTGAATCTGTAGCATACTTTTTGTTGTCTGCTGTGGGCTCCATGAAGTAGTTGAAGCGTCCACGATCTTCAATACCAATTGAGTGATACAACTGTCCATTGGCAGTGGCCAAGAACGGTGATGCACAATCAAAACTAACGGTAAAATTGGGGTTGTGATACCGACGTACTGCTCGCATAATGTCCGTGAGTAACAATGCCCATTCCAGGCGTGACGTGCCCAAGAAGTGCATCCAATCGTGAATACCAGGTTCAAGTAAACCGTCGTGTATGATATTGACAATTCTACGCAACACAAGATGAGCATCACACATGTTCTGTCCACCCATGCCCCAACCGTTGAAATGACGTCCGGGATATTTTTTTGGATCGCAATACTGCTTCATTAAGTCATACCAACGATCGGCTTCGGTGTGATTGGCACCTTGTAAAACATTCAAGAACTTAGTACCACCATTGTCAACACCACGACGATGCTGAATGAAGTATTCATTGTTGTAGTGTGTGGCTTTTACTGCATCGTCGTAGTCTCTAATACCAGTTTTTTCAGTGGCTCCGGGTACGTTAGCAGTCCATGTGGGAATATCTAGGGTCATGCCATAGTCGGCCATGCCATCTAACCATTTCAATGCAGCATCACGTTTCTTTTGTGCTCGTGGGCAGTTGGGATCTTTCCAGTCACCTTCCCACACACCCTTGGCAATTTGGAATCCACCTGAGTCACACAGCAATGTAGTATGTTGACCCCGGTTACGCATCATATCTTCTCTGGGATCTGCTTTGGTGAGATCTAAGTTAGCATGACCTGCTGAATACAGTGCCCAGCGATAGGGAAACAATCCTGCTTGATCATTGAAGATGTTTAGCATTTCCATGTCAGGAAGGCCAGCTGGCATACGTTGGGCATCAACATAGGGTTCAAAACGTTGACGACCAATGTATGTACTGTAAAAGCTTGATACCGCAGGTAAGAACACAGCGTAATCTTTTTGTGCGGCAGTTAGATCATGTTGTTCTGTCATTCAATTCCTAGATCTTTTCTTATTTTTGTTGCAGATATTGATGTTATGTTATCATCGAATGTTTCTTGTTCTATGGTGTAACCAACATCGCGACCGTATGTTATATTAACAATATTAGGCACAACTTGCAACTCGTACTGACCTTGATATAGCGGATCAAGATCTCTACGGATAAACTTTTTGACCTTGTCAATCTCGAACGGATTAGTGCCTTGCCAGCCCTGGCAATCTCTAATCATTATACAAACCTGACCAGTTTTGGCAATGGCACGTTCAAACAAGGCACGATGCCCTTCATGCCAGGGTTGCCACCGACCTAACATTTGTACTGTGGGCTTTTGCCAATCAAATCTAGGTCTGCGACGATTGTCTAGGATATGATCAGCAACGAAATCTGCCCACTTCTCACCATTTTGTTCTGTGATTCTAAAATCATAAACTGTAGGTTCGTCAAACATAGCATTGGTGTCAGCATAACGACCTTCGCGAATAGTATCTACCCAGATAGTCCAATCTGCTTTATAGTTGTTACGCATTTCTGGCAAGGGTGCAACAAAGTCTGCAATTGCATAATCGTTGGTAGTTTTATCAGCAAGTTCTCGCATACGACGACTTTGACGTATGCGACCTTCATAACTAAAATCCCAGTCATTATACTCTTTGCGAACTTCGTCGGCATTGAACCAGACAACTGTGCGTCCTTCTTGCCAAAGTCGCTCGCGCAGTCGTTCAGCTAGATATGTTTTGCCTGCGCCCGGCAAGCCCATGATTAGTATTCTAGCTGGCATCGTTATGCACTTCCTGACGAACAAGTTCAAGCATGATCTCAAACTTTTCATGTAGGTCTTTGAGACCAGGATGTTTGTCCATGAGCCGTTGTAGATTTCTTTCTTCAGACCTTTTTTCTTTGGCCCAATCCAATAACTCTACAGCTTCTGATGATAGACCTACATTGGCATGATTTTGACAAATCTGATGCCAATGCGAACCGTCGTAGACTTCTAGATACTGACCCGCGGTGTTAAATCGCACATCGCCTACACCCAGGGCACCGTGCTGATGATTAAGGTAAGTAGGCGGCGGATTACCTCCGCTGACCATTATATAATTAGTTCCTGATGTTAATGATTTGATCATTTTGTAATAGCTGGTAAGAAGTATGTGTACACTGCTAGGCCCGAATCCACGGTGATTTTGACCATGCCGCCGTCGCTGAGATAGATTTTTTTATCACCCACAAGATTCATAATTGAAATAAAGATACCTACAGGATAACTCCAGGCACGTTTTAACTGTCCTGACACACCGCTGTGAAATACAAAGTTACCGGCATGTGTTGAATGATCACCAAAGAAAAACTTTAGGTCGCTGCCATCAGTTTTCATTTGAAAAAACTCTTCTTCGGCATTGGCCTGCGCCTGCCACTTCAGTCGTTGAATGCCGGCTACTGTGGGCTCAAATTCAATTTGCCACTGTGGAGAATTGAACTTCCAGGGTTTGACCTTGGCAGTAACAACTGCTTCACTCATGAAACGATAGCTGTTTTTAAAATCACCAGTGGCGTTTTCAAAATTAAGACTGTCGGGTTCGCCAGTGTCTTTCTTGGTCACAGACATCTTGGCATTCTCTTGATACTCTTGTAAGTTCAATAGAATTTTGAGTTTGTTTAGATTAGGCATGCCCACAGTACCAATAAAATCTGGGTGTGGTGTGGCAAACTCGCCTTGTATAACTACACGATTGTTATCTGATGCACCAAAAATTTCAGTTTGTTTGTCAGTGCCAATAACTTTAATTGTGTCGATACAGCCTAAGTCAAATGTATGACTGACCATATCTAAAAGATTGTCTCTCATAGGATCTCCAGTAATAGGTTTATTGTAGCAGGAATATTTAGATTTTTGCAACTACTTTGGCATAATTTTTGCCAGGCTTTGACCACCCCGCAATGTAGTCAGTTCACCAGGTTTTGCTAGTTCGTACCAGCAAAGTTGATCTCGCGCATCATAGGTATATCGATGCTCAAAGCCCAGCATCGTGGCAAGATTTAGAACCATCTCACCTGGAGTGTAACAGGCGTAGTTGTTCTCGCAAAGTGCAACAGGATGAGCATTGTCACAATTGTTGATTGTGAATATAAAGATGCCACCGGGTCTAAGTTTGTTTAAAATTTCTGTGAAGTAATGTCGCATGGCCTCCAAAGGCCTGAAGTTAAAATAGTTGTATGCAAAAATTAATCCAAATTGTCCGTTGGGTAGAAATGGCATCAAAGGTTCAGTTTCGCTTTCTTTGATGACATAAGGCCTAATATGCCTACGATATTTTTCATTGAATCGATCAAGTGTGGGTTCTAACAATTCATAGAATTGATCAACAATGTACAGTGGACTTCCGGCAACTAAATTGTTGACAAATTCTTCATTGCCGGGTCTGATACACAACACTGGATAACGCCAATCAGCCCAGGTTTTAACTCTAGCCCACAAAGCTTCGCGATCTTCGTCGGTACCAGGTATTAATCGTCGTTCTAAAATATACTGAGCAGTCTCATGCTGCATCTCGTTAGTATACCACCGATAGCTGCGTTCAAAGTATGGTGGTTGCATTTGCTCAATAAGAACACTGACCTCATTGGCCACTGTGTCTAAATGATTTTCAAGCGCAGCCAGACTACTATGAACATTATTGATAGTATGCTGTATATCAATTTCAAACTTATTACGAATGTTGACTTCTTTGCGAACCGAACGTATTAAAAAATCAAGATGATTGTCCACAGACAGTCGATATTGATTGCTTGCACGAAGCTCATCAATTTGATTTTTATAACGTACTATGTCGCTTAGTTTCATTCAAATGTAAAAAAGTTTTGCAATGTGCTTTCGATATTTGTAGCTGATTCAAGATCCCAGTCCAGTACACCTAGTAGATTATCAACCTTAGCATCTACTACTGTAGCTTCCATCTCCGAATCATCAAACGGCAAATCTTTGAACCATTGCGGCAAATGCAATTCGTCAGTGGGATATCCAACACTGGTCAGCCCTAGAGGATTGTTGCGCAATTTACAAACAATAGTTTTCATCCCGTCGACAATGGCCATGCTGTAGTTGTCGCTGTTCATGCGTTTGAGATTGTTCCAATTCATGGCCGCACGTACATGACCTGGCATGTTGGCTTTGCCCTTGCGTTCTTCTTCTTTGGTAAACTTGGTTAGATTGTTTACACGTTTGGGAGTGCCTTTTTCCCAAGCCGGACGTTCTTTGAATTCGTATTTAAATTGTTTGATCTTTTCTACTATGTGATCTCGTTCAGCACCAGTGAGTACGTCGTTGAGAACATCACTGAGAAATTCTTGTATGACTTTGGGCGTGTCTGATCTTTTGAGATCAAGTCCCATGGCCTTGACTTTGCCTGGTTTTCCTTTGACATCAATACGTTTGTTTTCCTTGTCAAAGTATAAAACTGCATAGCGTTTCTTGGTGATAAACAAGCCCTTGCTTGCAACAATTTCTCGACCGCCGCGTATCACTGAGCCCATCTCTCTAGGAACATGAAATGCCTGTTCCATGAAACCTGGGAATGAATCGTTTACTTGGTCAGCAATAGAGTTATACAGCGCAATGCAGGTCTCTTTACTCCATTCCATGCGACCTTCAGCGACCTCTTTATGTAATACAGGCCAGGCCGAGAAGTAGCACGAGTCCGTATCACCATAAATGATGGAGTCTCCCACATGATCATAATTTCCTGTTAGACATTCATTTACATACGCATCCATATGTTTGGCAATGGAGCGTCCAGTAAGCGTGGTTGATTGACCAATACGTTTATCAAAGAACCTACAGCCAGGATTAAGAATAGCACCATACAAACTGTTAAGATTAATCTTTTTAACCAACTGGCGTTTGTCCCAGTATTCAAATTGCACATTATCTACACCTTCAAATTCTCGGGCCTTGGCCTGCATTTCTTTACGCTCAGCATACCAACGTTTGAGCAATCCTGGAACCACACCTTCTCGTTCGTAAGTAAAAATAGTGCCATTGGCTGATAACATCCAGGGCTGCCGACTGTCAAATATCAAACGCCAAACTTCAGCGGCACTATGTACCGACTCTTCGCCGTTTTCCCAGTCAATGATAACTTCAGTGCCTCGTTGTTGTTCCATCACCGCAGTGTACTCTAATGTAGCAAACAATCCTTCCCATGCCGCAGCAAAACTCATACCCGAATTCATACGTTCGTGTATGAGTCTATCAGTCATGTGCGGTCTAAGTTGTCCGATGATGGTTTCCGGTGCCATGTTAAGAGCGCGGATCGCTGAGGGATAGAGCGAGTTGATGTCAATTGAACCGATCCATTCGTGAAGCCCTTTTTTGGGATAAGCAACATAGGCACCTGCGGCTTGTGTATCTTCATCTGTGAGTCTCTCTCTACGGTTAGGTACTACCAAGCCACGTTCATGCGCTTCGTTGATAATGGCCTGTTCAGTCACTGCCACAGCACCCATTGTGGTTTGCAGCAAAACTGTGTTTTCGTGAGCCAGTGTATTGGCTAGATCCAGGAACTTGAGTTTTTTGTCCAGGGAAGCCAACCCGTTGACGTCTTGACGGTTATACTCGATAAACTTTTTAAAATCTTGATTATAGAGTTGATCTAGTGTGCCTTCGTATTTGGTTTTACCTTCGAGTTCTTCGTATTCAAGAATTGAATCAAGACTATAGCTGTGACGTTCTTCGTATGTGTATTTGCGATACAGTTGCATATAGTCCATATGCACACGACCTATGAGATCATAAGTTTGTGCTTCGGCACCAAAACGTTCAAAGGTTCTCTGTTTGGGAAACTGTCCCCAAAGACAAAATCTACGTGTGTCATCTTTGCTAAGAGCACGTACCACACGATTTACGGTATAAGGAATATCATAGCCTTCGGAGTTCCAACCCGACAATACGTCCACATCATCAATCAAATCCAAGAACATTTCCAACATTTCGGATTCGGATTCAAACAAGAAAGTATTGGGGAAATCTGCAACAAGTTCCTGGGCAGTCTGCATGCTGAGACTGCGCGGCGGCACTGCTAGTGTTACCAATTGATCCAGCCAATTCAAATACACCGAAATAGCAGTAATAGGATTAAACGGATCTTCGGGCCGACTATAACCTTTTTCGGGATCAAAGTCTACTTCAATATCGAAAAATGCTGCGTGTAGTTTTGGGGCATCTTGTCCTTTGAAATTTTCTTCTAGGCAGCGAAATACCGGATTGATATCTGACTCATAAAATCGCTTGCCGTTGCGTATCCGTAGTTCTTTGCGGAATTCCTTGTTACTGCGTGATGAAAATCGGGCAACCGGTGTACCATAGATACTTTGGAATTTGCCTCGGGGGTCATCATAGTAGAACACATAGTTTGCTGGAAACTCCTGATAGTGTCGTTTACCACCTCTACGTTCTACAATGTGAATTCGATCGTGATCACGATCAAACAATGCATCAACATAACTCATATATTATTATAGCATCCTTATAAGTCCAACTGTATCAATTGTGGTCAAGAGCAGATAGTTGGCCAACATCCCAAAACTCCTACGTGTCCAAGCAGCCCAAGTATACAAAGCACAGCCGGTTATCCAAATAGGATAGAGTATGAGAAGAGGTGGCGTAGGCACAGTAAGAGCCATAGTGACACTGCAACCAACAGAAATAATCCAAGCCAATAGCTCAACACAAAAGCGACCGGGACTGGAACGATAGTCAGACCTAATCCAAGAAAAAACTTCATAGACTATGTCGTTCAAAGAGTTTTGCCTACGGTTGTGAGAATGGTTTCAAGTAATTCGTGATCTTGCTGTGCCTTGCCAAACTCAGCCTTGTGTGCTATTTTGATTGCTTTCTTTAACACAGCTGGTTTGATTTCAAGTTCTTCGGCCACGGCTTTGACAGTGTCATTGAGTCCGCCGGTAAGTGTTTCAACTTCCATCATAACCTGCATGCCTTCGTTGATGAGTTGAGTGAGTTTGGCTTTTTGTTCGCTGCTGAAATTACGATCGTTCATGTTTCCTCCTAGTACTTGATTGTAAACAAAATTTTGTAAAAAGTCAAACTTTCTTGTTCATTAAATTAACCAGATTGGTAGAGAATGTTGACTTAGGAAATCGGTTGCGAGTTCGCCGCAGCATGTCTAAGACGTCATTGTAATGAGCTTTGTGACGATTCAAAGGATTGTTTTGTTGCCACCACTCCGAACTCCAATGCCCCCAATCTTCGAGTTTTTGATAATCAACACGTTTTGCAAAGCGGTCAGCATATTCAGCTACCTGTTCAATTTCATGCCAGTTTGCTTCTTGTACTACAAAACAGAAATGTTGAATTATGGATTGATATCTACTGATACCTTTCTGCAAATCTTGCCAGTTACCTCCGCGTACCTGTGCATAAGTCAACTCAGTGGCAGCATCAATGCTTATTGTAAAACTTATTTTGTCTTGAATACAGTCTATTAGGTCTTGATGATGCCAAAGTAATGTCCCATTTGACGGAGACGTCACCTTTATATTTGAATAGGGATAGTGTTGTAGTCTACGCAAGAATTCCAACCCACTATGGCTGGCCAATATTTCACCACTGTTAATTGGAAAAAGTCTAAACTGTTGTTCTGGATGAGACATTGCATAATCAAAGATTTCATTGAAAATAGCTTTTTGCTTTTGTATTTTTTGATTGTTTTTTTCTTGTATGATATGTTCGCGACAACTAGGACATTTTAAATTGCAACTTCGATCTAGATCAATTTTTATGTTTGTAGGAAACTCATCGGCTTTGGGAATGATATCAGGGCGCGGCGGAAGATATTGTAAATTAGGGCATGCCCAATTGCAATAGGTAAACTCTCCTGCAGCCACAGAATCTCTAACAAGTTGAGCTTGAGCATTGTGCCAAATTTCTTTGATTGAACTCTGATAGATATTGCCTATGGCGTATGGCATGTGAAACTGACAACCGCAGAGCATCACATCACCGTCTTCGTCAATTTCAATCATCTGATAAGGATTGTAACAGAACTTACCAGCATAGTTTGGTTTGACAGTGGGACGGTATTTGTAGTGTACCAATACTTCAGGTTTCATTTATGATATTTTAATATTGATATCGTCTGACGTGATGAAAAATAAATGGATTTGCTTTTCTAGTACCTGGGTCGCCGCCAACATTTAAACGAAGATCAGGATTGATATTTTTTGTAACACTGTTAATAACTGTTGCTATGTATCCATCGGTGGTGCGTATCAAACATAGTCCTTGATTATTAGTGACCATGTAGATGGGCATTCCACAATCATCTTCTGATACATAAAGCATTATTATTGTTATTATTATAATGCTCACTTAACATTGTAGGGTAGCGAATCCGCAATGTAGGGCAGCAGCCGCCCACGCAACCTAGACGGTCCTAAGGTTGTGTTACCAGTTTCGTGCAGTTTCTAGATAATCTATGAGATTTCTAAACTTAGTTTGATTGTCTGCACTGAGAACAGTTGTATAATCAGAATACGTATAGGGGCTTTTGGTTTTGATCTCAGTCCATATCGCTGTGAAATCATCGTGGTACTCTGTGCTATTTTGAATCAGTGGTGTATAGGGAACAGTTGAATTAAACCATGTTTGTAGATCGCTATCTAATACCGGAACTGTGAGTCCACGGTCTGCAGCCACAGCTTCTAACAGTGGCAAAAAGCTTGATATCATAGGAAAGTCTTGATATCTAATCACTGAATTTACTAGAGGGTCTGTGTCCTCTTTCATAAAGTTCATTAATTGCTGGAACATGTTCTGATAGAAATCAATGTTTGATTGACGTGCAAATTCAAACGCAGTTTTTTGCATGTGCCAAAAAGTAAACATTCGTTCGGCTCGTTCTCTATAAGTGCCTTGTAAACTGATAATACGTCCGGCATCATAACACTGTTGCACAATATCTGTTGGTAGAACCGAAAGCAACACAGCTTGCACTATACTGGGCCCAGTGGCCAGTTGGCGTAGACTTGATAAATCTTCAGTGGATAGTTCAAATCTATCGACTAATCTAAGGTCATACTGTGCATCATAGAAATCATCATCAGCACTGGTATAACCAAAATCTTCCCACCAAATTTTATGCACTAGCCGCAATGGTATTTTGGAAGTGTAAAAATCAGGGCAATGTACTATAATCATTTAATACTCCTATCTTACGGTATTTACCTTAGTTTGGTGCAGCTGATTTTTGTTGCTGCTGTACAAATTCTGTTAGTTTGTGTCGAGCTTCGAGAAAATTAGAGGCTTCTATGGTCACTGTCTCTCTGACGTCTTCACCGGCGTCGTTTTTGCCCACCACAACTTCAAATGTATAAGAATTCACAATCACAGACTTTCATCTTCTAAACGATCAATCAGCTGTTGAACTATGATGCGGTAAGCCTGTGGAGTGGGTGCTTTGGGCCATGAATGACTGCGCTCTTGATTAAGATTAAAAACTCTCACAGTATTGGTCGTTGGATCAAATCTAACTTTAAACCCACCATGAACCCAGTCGCCTTTTGTTCCCGGAAGCTCCACAGCTTCTTTTACGCCGCGATATAGTACTCGTCCGGTCTTGGGATCACGTTCGTAGTGATGATATTCTGCAGTGACTAGACTTTCGTTGGTATTCTTTTTGACCTGATGTTCGGGATTGTCAGTGTTCCACTGCTCAATTTCTTGATTGATTTTTTTGACACGTTCGCGCCAATAACGTTCACGTTCGTCTACATCATAACCAGCACGTTTTAAGTTTTGTTTCAAACGGTCAGCAGCTGATGGTGTGGGTCGACGACGCACTTCTGACACATCGCGTTGTCGGAACCCAAACGCTCGATCTACATATTCTAGCACTTGGTCTGCGCTGTCAATAGTAAGTGGGTCAGTGCCACTGTACATTACATCAAAGTTGCCGGCGTAACGGCCCAGTGCCCAACCAAACCAGGCCGGATCACTGGGATCATATTCTAATGTAAGTGCATTGTTACCGCGGCTATATTCAGCAAAGTTCTGCGAACCTTCAAAGCTAAATCCAAAACTATCTAAGGTTCTGCGCATGTAATTTACAAGCTGCGTCCAATCCATGCCGCGATCACTACCGTCACCGGGTGCAAACTCATTGAGTCCAATACCTAGTCCTGAGCCCTGTACCATCTTTCCGTACTTGGCCCACCAATCACCTTTGCTCATCTTATAACGACTTTGGAATGCCATCTCGGGCAAATGTTTGTAGTCTTGATATTGAATAGCAATTTCTTTGACACGACCTTCCATGACACTTTCTTCGCAGTTCCAGCGACGACGTGCTTTGCATATTGCTTTGTCCGGAGTCTTGGAACAGTCAATGTGATGCATTTTCTTTTGTCCTGCTGATCTAGAACAATAACTTGATCTGCGTTTGGATGCTTTGCTACCACGCTTTAGTTTGCTGGGCTTGGTTGTCACAGCAGTCTGTAGTTTTGAGCCAGGATTTTCACGACGATAAGCATTCACAGCCTTTTGACTCATGCCATCAGTCTTGTCCTTTTTATTGGCTTTTTGCCAATCTTCTTCAACACTTTCTGCAGGTACACAATTGTTGACTCGGACTCCGCCCTTGACCTTTGTTTTAGGGTTTCCAATCTTTTTGCCTGACCAGCATTTAGGATCTAGGCGTGTTTTTTCTTCTGCCACACCTTCATTTTTAGCTGTCTTGGCAGCGTCCTTCCAGTCTTGGGCCGACGGGGCTAGTGGATGTCCTTTTGGTCTACTAGTGCCTGCCTTCTTGCGCTTGTTGACATTGTAGTAAAGACCTTTTTTGGCTTCTTCAGACACATTCTTATTGCCCTGTGCAATCAATTTTCTCAATTGATCCATTTCTTGTCTAATGGCGTTGTGTTTTTTCCATACACTGTGATCGTCGCTGTATTCGTAGCTAGTGTCAAATATTTTTTCTAAGTAAGCTAAACGTTCTTTGGCTTGTGCAATATCATCTGCGCCTTCCGCCACACCTTTTTCTTTATTCTGTTCTTTCTGATTAGGATTCAACTTCTTACGAATAGCATCTGCGACAGGATTACGACTACGGCTATATCTTAGATTTTCTTCACGCTCTTTGCTGTCATCTTGGTAGCCTTCCGCCACACCTTGCGACATGATCCAACCTTGGCCAGCACGAGTATCAAACTCGCCGACCTTTTCACCATCCCAGCTTTGTGCTACAATTAATGTTTGATTCTTTTGCATGTGCTTATCTGCACCTAATGCATCAACCTGATCTAACCATTGATTGTAGTCGTTTAACTTTTGAACGTTGTTGTGAGATTCTGTAAATCTATCATCAGTATCGTAGTCAAAACGCGGGATCATTCTACCGGCTTTTGCATCGGACGCCACACCGCTAAATGATGTCTTTTGTGGAGCACCAACTCCACCGCCAGCATAACCACCGGCGCCAATTTTTTCACCAGGTTGGCGACCACGATCACCTGTGCCAGAGGGAACATATCCTTGAGCATACCCTTGTCGAGTCACACGAGTCACGCCCTTGCGACTACGGTCAATGTTCATTTTGCCGTGTGGACCTGAATATTCTGAACTGTTTTCGGCCATGCCTGCTGCTGCGGCATCTTGTTGAGTCATGCGTTGAGTTTCTTGCTCACGTTCTACATCACTCTCAAGATCGTTTGGGTTAGTATCTACTTCATTGAAATTTTTTTTTACTTCGCCTAGCGCACGTTGACGATCAATCATGCCACGTAGTTTGGCCATGTGTGCATCAAACCACACTGGATCAACTAAGTGACGCAGGAACTCATCCATCTTACCGGCTTTTTGAAACGCACGGAACTGTCCACCTAGGTATCTTGCTTCGGGGTAGGTAAGAGTAATGGGTTCATTGCCCACAATCAATTCTACATCTTGACTATTTTTAATGGCATTCAACAAGCGTCTAAGATTGTCTTGACCTTGGTGTCCTGTGGTTTCGTATAAGTTGGTGAATAGCATATTATCGTTCTTCTATATAATCAGGCACCATTACGTCAGGCGCTGGCTGTTGGCGTTGTGCTTGTTGTGCGTTTTGGCGACGTGCTACAAAGATATCACAGGCCAACTGTGCTTCATCAAGATCTTGGAACACCGATGTCAAGGGTTTGGCATTGACAGTGATACGGAATCCATCGTCCTCGTTGCCGTGAATTTTAATTTCGTGTCCGTCGGGTGTACGAATAGTTTTCACTGGCAGTAATCGTTCAACTGGATCTTTTTGTATATTTTGTTTGGCTTTGTTGATAAGCTCTTGATCTCGTTGTCCCAGTCTATCCTCAATGCTTTTTAAGTAGTCATTGAGTCCGCGACGCACTGTGCTAATTACATCTTCGTCTTGACGTGTAAGATCACAGTCCTTGGCATCGCAAACACATTCTGACTCTAATCGATCACATGCATCACAATGGGCATCTTTGCTTTCACCGCCAACAAAATGTCCTTTGGCCGGATGTTGGGGATAGTCAGGATTGTCTAGCACTGAAATTTTTTTGCTCTTGAACAACGCAGGCATCTGCTGCACACTTTTCTGTTGTTGATTTAAGCCATGACGAGGCAATGCCGCAGGTGTCACTGAGCCTTCAAGCAACGACAACTTTGTCAAGATATCGCGGATATCGCTCATGCTCGATCGCCTTTAAGGAAACTGCGTAACATCCAACCATGTTTGCCATGTGCATCAATTCTTTCGGCAATAAAGTTAGCAATGCCCTGTTGGTTTTCATTTTCAGCAGCAGCAAAACAATTGTTAAGCAATTGCAGCATTTGATTGTTGTCGTTTAATAATTCTTCAATCATTAATCGACTACGTGGAACTTTGGTTTGACCAGTGAGTTGGCTAAGTTCAACAAAACGTTCAAAACTTCCAGGAGCATACTCGCCCAAGGTACGAATATATTCAGCGGTTTTATCAATTGTGTTATCATAGACTTCTTCGTATATTTCTCCAAAGAATTCATGTAATTGAGCAAAATCTGGGCCTTCAACATTCCAGTGGAAGTACTGTGCCTTTATTACATAGGCATAAGCTGTGGCTAATAGGGTTTTTAAAGCTTCACTTAACACTCTTTTTCCTTTTCTTGGGCCGGGGTGTATTGGGCGTGGCCGCGTTTGTATATTTACCAGTCAAAAGATTTCCACCCATTCTTGACACAGTGCCTAGGTGACTCAACCCCCCAGCAACTGACGCAATTCCACCTGCAGATGAAGCACCTGCTGTGGCATTTTCTTTAATAAATTCACTGGCTCTCATTTTGTGTACTTCCTATTTTTAATAATCCGCCGGATTTCATACGCCCTGGGCCGTGAATTACACGCATGTTAGTGACGTTTAAATGAGCCAAACAAGGCTGAACCAGTTCAAATCTAATTGTGTATTTTCCCGGAACCGCTGAAATTTGAAACAATTCTTCTAGATAATTTTCAGTCCAAATCCATGTGCGCTCAGCAAACAATTCATCGTTGACAAAGGTTCTGTAAGTGGGTGGTAAACCCTCCCATACACAGTCTACATCGCAGACAACTTGTACAAATTCCTGGCGCATGCTATATTTAGCTGGCGCATTCTAAGGATTCCGGTTGGCTAATTTTGGCAGTGATTCTGGCTTTGCCAAAACCTTCTTTTCTACGCAAGATAACATAGGCTAGAAATTGATCTTGATCAGACCAAGCACTGGGATTGGTAAACTGATATTGCTGAAAGTGGTGTTGCAGTGGGACTTCAGAGTCCAATATTACATCAATTAAATTATTGGGCTGATTGATTGTTTTGATCTGCGGATCTTGGTGGCAAAATATAAAAGCACGTTGAATTTCAACAACCTGTTCTACAAAGGGATCTTTGCAAATTGATCTGAACCAGCCGGCCAAACGTTGATGATTAGATTCAACGTCTAGATATAGAGCACGAACTGTGTTCCAAATTGCATAATATCCAGCACTTTGTCCTGAATGAAAGAACTTTTCTACATCAACCCGTATTGTCTGCATCTGTTGATTGAAATACTCGTCTGAGGGCAACCAAGCTTCTAGACTTTCGTATATCTGTTGAAAGCTCCAGCCCTGAGATCTAAGATATCTAGCATACATTTCGCACCAACCGTGATGATGAAATGTCACAATCATCCAACTAAAAATTGTAGCGTTGACAAAGTCCTCGGTACTCAGTGTTGAAGTTCCGGTAATAATACTTTGACGTTCGTTGATACCAGATAGTTCGCACTGCCAATAGTCATTGATTTCTGTGACCGTGATTCCGTATTTTTCCTGATCATCAACCAACGCACTGTTACGCAACAATTCCACTGGGAATACAAATACACATCCATGCTGACCCATTTCCAACAGTTCAAAATGACCTTGGCGCCAGGAGTCCAGAGTTTCCTCGGGTAGTCCAAGAATTAATTCTGTGTAAAAAGGTATCTGACGTCGGTTACAGTCTTGAAACAGTGTGCTGAGATCATTGATACGCATGTTCTTGCGTTTGATTGCAGTCAGTGTGGCATCATTCATACTCTGCACACTCAATGTTAGGCCGCGATTCAATCCTTCAGCTGTGAGCTCTTGAGCAATATCAAGTATGGTTTGATTGGAATTTTTGTACCAATTGGTTTGTAGTTGCTGAGGAAATCCATACTGTCGCTTTGTTTCAACTAGCTTTTGTACAATAGCACGATCTCGATCAGGAAACACACCAAAGTTAGCATCAGTTAGCATCACAAATTCAATGCCATTTTTTCCAGCCCACTCAATTTCAGCAAACACCTTCTCCAGGGGAAATGATTTAATTTTTGAATATGTCAATCCTCCCCAGTCACAAAAAGTACAAGCAAACGGGCATCCACGATTGGTTTCAAATGTCATGGCATATTGATGCCTGCGATCCTTGACCAAATCATCAAATAGTCCGGTTAAGTATGGGCTTGGAACATCGAGGTCAAACAATCTTTGAGCTACATAATCTCTTTTTGGCCTGCCGTCGAGTATGTCCAGCAACACTTCCTGAAACGCATGTTCGCCCTCGTAGCGTATGGTTATATCAATCCATGAATTTTCTGCACGCCAGGCGCGGTGATCGTCTTCGCCGTTGGGAATACTTGGTCCACCAAATATTATTGTACATTCGGGATATCTTTGTTTGATGACTCGACTTAGATGCAGGTTGTACTGTTCATTCCAGACATAGTTACTGAATGCACAGATTGAAGGACAGTCAAGACTGTTGACTACTTGATCAACTGGATCTCTCAAGATTCCAAAACCAGCTAGGTTAAAATTATCTTTGACTCTGGGATTGGTAACGGCATAACTCCAAATGGCACCTACTGCATATGGTAACCAAACTGTAGTCACTGAGCCTATACCAGAAATGAAATTTGGAGCATAAAGGTATACATTGCGCATGGCAATATTTACTCCTAATTAACAGCGTATTTAATTTAGTAAGGGCGGCCTTCGGCTTCGCTGCGACAGCCTTCGTGCCAGCTGTTGGAATTTCCCGGTGGGCATAAATTGGGATCCTTGATACCACGAGACTGTGCCCATTTGTCACCGGCCTGATGACCCGAACAATCCTGTGTGCAAGGATACTCGCGCCAAGTCAAGCCATTTTCATCTAGTTCTTCTTCCATTGGTAGAGCTGCGCTGGGTGCAGGTTTTTTTACAGCACCACCGGCCACGGGTCTGCTACCCCCGGTTGAAATACTAAAAGGACCAATCGTGGTTTTTTTAGGCATTTCTCGACCAGTCCAACTTCCATCAGGTTTAATATTGGTTACTTGCACATTAGATGGAACCGAAGCTGCTGCTGCTCGTTGTGTTTGAATCTCTTGACCAATTGCAGCTTGTTTGTTGCTTAGATCATTAATAGCTTGTGAAATATCAGATGCTGCAATCTTGGCGCCTTGTTGTGTGGTCATTGCTCCGGCGTCTACAGCATCTTTCCAAGGCATTTCGGCTTCTTGGTAAGATTTTTTCTTAACAAATTCTCGTGCTCTCATGTTGTTTTATATACCGTTGAAAATACATTCTTGTAGTCTTTAAAATTCTCATGGCGATCTTGTAATCCACGCATATTGGGATTAATTTGTTTTGTTACAGCACGAGTATCATTAAAGTTTTGTACGTTGGGACGTACCCGTTGTTTCCAATACCATATGGCAATTTTTGCTGCTATGTCTGGCCTTGACGCCAGTTCTGGCTGACGTTCTAAAGGCACGCCCAGTGCTTCTCCAGCACGACGATAGTTGTCTCGGCCTGTGATTTGTATAAAGCCACGCCCTTTGTAACGTTCGCCATCTCCGGGCTGTGTGTTGCCTAGTACTCTGGCCTTTTGTGGATCTACTCTAGGATCATATCGCAGAAAGTAATTACGATCGCCCATTTCTTGCATGTGTAAAAAACCTGCGGATTCGTGATAGCATTGTGCTAGGAACTGTGCCAGTTCTGTGCCTCTAATACCAGCGGATCTAGCAGCACGATGTAATGCTTCTTCTGCCCCGGTATTGGAACTAAGCAGTGGAGGCCCAACTTTTTCGCCGGCCTGTGCTGCAGGAACACCTGCAGCGGCCATAGCGCCTGCTCCTAGTGCACCTAGGAATCCTCGACGATCTATTTCAGATATAAACTCATAGGATCTCATTTAATTCCTTCGGTGATAGGACCACCTTCTACCCAAGCATCACAAGTGCGCTTGGCAGCACATTTAAACTTCAAAAATTTACAATAGCCTAATGTGCCGGCATCTACAGTGTCGTGAGAGTCTGATCCTGGCTCTGAGCCAATTCCCAGTGCAATGCAGTCCTGAATTTTTTCCGACATATCAAATGCAGCACAGTTGCCACAACGATTATGTTTTACTGACTCTATATCGTTGGTATTCCATTTGTCCGCTAGTTCTGCCCAGTATTCATAGTTTGGTTCGTTAGGATTGAGAGGACCATAGTGGTACTCGTCAATGGCCTTCTGGCGATTTTTAAGGTTTAGATCAATGTTTTGCGTAGCAGGTGGGCAATTACGGCTTACTGCTTCTAATATGTTTATAAGATTTCTCATTTTTTCTTACCAGATTTCATGTTAGCGCACCAGTGTGCCATTCTTTGTCGCTCACCAGAACTATTGCTGGCTATCTTTCTTAATTTACTTATGGACTGTTGGCAATTTACACCCACACGCTTGGCTAGGCCCTTGCGTCCTGGTTTCTTGCCGTCGGCAAAGTTTTCTTCAAGGTCTGCCTGCTCAACTTCGGCTACAATACTGGCGACTTCTAAAAATGCCGATTCGCTGAGTAAGGTCAATCTATCCATGTCATAGTAACTACGATTATTGCTGTTATAGATTACAACATCAAGTCCTTGATCACGATAACTCTGCGCTAATACAGATACTTGTCCCAGTGTTCCAACAACTTGTTCCATTACATTGTTGGGATTATCGCGGCCAATAATAGAGAAAGTGCCACGAAGTTGCCGACGAGAATTTACTATCTTTGACTCATCAATTTGTCCTAGAGTTCGTGGATCGTAGTGTGCTATGCTTTCCTCATCAAAAATTACAGTATTATAACCCTGCCGTTCATAATTCATTGCCACAGCAGCAGCATCTTCAAGTGTACCTGTGACTATTTCTAAAGTTGTGTCGGCATCGTCTCTGTCAATAATTTCGTATGTTCTACGTTGTGATTGTTGTGCGGCCGGTGAATAACCTGCCTGACTGCGTGATGCATCTGATTGGCTTGATAGTTCTGCTTGCGGTTGTGCATTATAAACTAATACTAATTGATCGTTAAACACATTAACTGGCTCACCTAATGCATCGGCCCAACGTTGTGCGGCTTCTCCTGCCATATCGTCATTGGAGTATGTGTCTGAAGCTATTTCGTCGTTAGATACAACACCAATTAAGGTATATTCTTGCTCTGCACGTGGTGTTGTTGCATTTGTTTCAGCAGCAGGTGTTCCAGTAATGAAGTAAGCACGATTAGTATTCAAATCAAAAATACGAATTTCTTCGCGTGGAACATCTCGGACAGGTATCAAACTATTTGCCCGCTGCTCGGCCTCCACCCAAGGCATAGGTCTACCAGGAAATAATATTTCACCATTGCGATTATCTACAATCTGGAATATACTTGTATGGGGTGCTCTAAAAGGTCCACCACCGGTGCTTGGCTGCTGGGGTTCGGTGGGAGTTTCTGAAATAAATTCACCGGTATGGGTATATTCCTCGCCAGTACTATCATCCTGCAGGGTATACATCGACGCATCTGCGTCGTCTGTCTCACCGTTTTCTTCAAGCCACTCTGCAAGTTCTTCAACGGCTTGCGCCAGAGTGCGATTGTCTATTTCACCAACAACTAATTCTCCATCTTGCAAGATTGAGAAGTCGGTTGTGTATTCATCTGAGTGAGAGAACTGCGGACGTCTTACTTCATCTACTCCGCCTGCATCGTTTAAACGCCAATATTGATGTCCACCGTCGTCATCATGAATTAAAATGTTTCTTCCATAAGATTGATTGCTGATCTCTCTGGCACGAATTACTGCAGAGCTCAGAGTTGACTCACCCATGTCTTCTATTTCATCACCGCTAACTCCTGAAATAATATTAAAGTTACCTCTTACATCAGGAATATTAGAACTAGAAGTTGATTGAGTATTTGATGCATTCAACAATTGGCCATTACTATCGTACGATAGTCCAGAACTTTCATTGTAGAACACAAATTCATTGTGCGGAATACTTCTTGTATCTGCATCACGTAAAACATGAGCTCTTGCGTAGTCAAATGATCGTGTACCATTTGTGCGATAGACCATACGATCCTGTCCATCTTCACGTCGGTAAACTATCCATTCACCATTGGCAGCACCTTGTACGGCGGTTGGTTGTGACGCTGATTGTTGTCCTCTACCTGCCCGACGAGCACGGTCTATATATGCTTGGTCAATATAATCATCTTCTTGTCCAATTCTAGAGAGAACCTGTCCAGAACTGGCATTAATGATTCTCAATCTACTTGCGAACTCGGGGTTACCAGGGTAAATTGTAGTGGATCTGTCATATAATGTATCAGCGGCCACACGAGGTATCATTGGGTCTGTTATCACCGCAACAACTGCACCGGTAGAATCCGCAGGTTGGTTAGTATCAACAATTATCCAAGGGCCGCTGTTACCAGCCGATGATTGCTGTCCACGTTGAGCCATAGTTTCCGCAGTAACCGGTGTCCCGTCAATGTAGTAAACGCCCCCATTGTCTAAGTCGGTGATGCGTATGACATCTTCGGGAATGTTTTGGTTGAAAGACAGATCACGAGCTAACATAGCTGTAGATTCCCAACTTCTAACTCTGACCGGTACTAATTGGTTACCATTTCTACCATCAACTATAACATAGCGAGAATTATCTGGTGGTCTGCCGGTAGATACCTGGGCAGGCCAATTAATTGGTACAACAGTATTTGAATCAAATTGTAAACGTAATGGAAGTCTTTGGCGCCATTGACGTTGAACATCAGGTGTGGCCTGGTTTAACATATCCGTTACAATTCTAGCAGCGTCTTCAGCAAAGTCAGCACTTATCATTAGTGTTGTGCTGCCACCGTTAACATCAATTAAGTTCATTGCCCGTCGTTCAGGCGCAGAGGATCTTTCTGGTTGTAGTTCAGCAGCACGTTGCTGTGCCTGTTGCTGGGCAGCCTGTCGTGCGCTGATCAATTGGTCCTGCGCTTTTTTAACAATTTCACGTACTAAAGATTTAAAAATTGGATCGTCTTTGTTTAGTTGTTGTTTTGAACTTCTAATACCCACTGCAATTTTTGTGCCGCTAAGGTATACGCCAAAGGAATCATTTAAATTATACTGCTGGTTCATGGTAGTTAAACCACGGACTGTTGTTGGAAAAACTGTGTAGCTAACAAATCTAGAAGGGTCCGCTGCCTCAATTTTTTCTCTAGTTTCAGGGCGCCAGGTGCGGGCTGCAACCATTCGGTCTTTGGCCTCTTGACTGTTTCTTTGAACATTGGTTATGTCAATATCGTCTGTGGCGTATTGTTTACGAACTGCCATAGTAAGATCCACGAAACTGTATTCTTTATCTTCTAACAAATATAGATCTTGGGTGTAGACAGCGACACCCGATTCTCTTATTTTTTTAATCAGTTGTCGTGGATCATCAGCTTTTTCAGTCTTTTTAGGTTGTATAAAACGTGAGACTTTGTTAAGATATTCATCGCGATAGGCATCGGGGTCAGACGCAATGACCATGGAACGCACAAATCGTCCAACTACATTTTCTACATCCTCTGCTCGGTTCAAGTAATCGCCGCCGGCGTGCCTAAAACTTACGTACTTTGAATTTTCCGAGCTAACACTGGCCATGTGATTGCTACTGATATCTCGAACAATTTCTTTGAGTTTTTTCATAGGATCCGGAGTGTTTTCCCAATCGCGACCACTACCTCGGTTCTCTAATGATTTAATTACACTGTTGGCATAACTGTTGTTTTCTCGGCCAAACTGTTTTAGCACATGTTCATCGCCCACAAACGTTGCTAATTTAAGTACATCTAGACTTCGGGGAATACTGACATTGATATGTAAGCCGGTTTTGTTGTTGGCACTGGTATAAAAACCATTTTCTCTAGCAACTTGATAAAAGTTTTTTAGAACTCGAATAGCCTCAGGAGCAGGCAGTGGCGGGCCAACTATTTCGCACGAACCATCATCGCCATTTGGTCTTAGGCTACCATCAGGTTCAATGTACCAGTCGGTTAGGTTTTTAGTGCCACCGTGGTAACTGTTAAAAATATGTACTGGACGATTGAATACTGGAAAAATTACATTTTTAACAAAGTCTGCGGTACGACGATACATGTTACTACTACTTCTATATCTATCTGGATCGTAATCTGGGTTATAGCCGCCAAGCACATTATTAACAGCCTTGGCTTTACCAGTGATAACCTTCCAAGGACCAGACATGAGACGGGCCATTTGCACAGAGCCGTATTTGATTTTTACCCATTGAGCAAATTGGTCTCGACTATCAGCTGTGTCAAACATGTAAGCATGCCCTATTCGATCACGAACAGCGTCTAGTAATGCGTCCCAGAAAATTCTTTCTGCATTCATGTGCGCTACTTCTGAGTTTTGGTGCTCAAATCCATGTTCGCGCCGAGCCTCATAGTAACGATCGCTGTAATGACGATACTTTTCTGAAATAACTGATGTAATTCTGCTATTCGCATCCGAAGGATTGCTTATAGTAAAGTTAGTAAAAGATTCGGCATTATCAAAATCAATATCGTTAGATTTTAGGTATTCTTTGACTTCTGCGGCTCGTTGTTCTTTAGTCTTTATCCACTCAGTCAGTTCTCCATCGTAATTACGCTGTACTAATCTTGTGTAGGCTTTGGCAATGGATTCATCAAACAAACTAGAATATGTTGCAAACACTGTATCTTTGCAGTATGAATCTAGAATTTTTTTAGTAGCAGGTTCAATACCAGGCACAGGTTCTTCTGATGCTATGAGTTGATCAAATGACGTTCTTACGTGTGTGACTCTTTCAAGTTTTTGCAACCAACCTTTGACAGTCATCGTGCCCCAGTTTACTACAGGTTCTTGTTCGGCAACTTCTCGACCGCGATTTTCCCAGGCAACCACTCGCTCTTTAGGAACGCAAACTTCAAATTCAAAGCCCACTAGAACGCCTAGGTCGCCACCTTCCTTGACCGCCTGGCGGAAAACCGTGGGACTCATTCTTGCTTCGTACAGCGGATCAATTTCGTTAAATTTCATTTTCGTTTTTTTGGTTGTGCTCGTAGTCTTTTCATTATAGGCGCTGCAATGGCTTTAATGTAATTTATCGTCGCAGGATGACCGGGTGGCAAGCGCGAATCTGTAAAAGTATAAAACTTGTAGCTATTCTGCGCAGTTCTTCCTACATCGTTGGTGCTAGGAACAAGAAACTCAGGTGGCCGAATAAATGTAGTTCTTGTAAAGTTGGCCAAGGGCCATGCTTGAATTCTTTCGCGATTGCCTGGAGCACGAATTCTATCTAGCATGGTTTGTCTTGCTGCTTCACTATTGGCTTCAACAGACACCTGCTGCATTTCTCTGGTTTTACCTGGCCTAATAGGACCAACACCAGCAGTGTCCTGGACAATAACAGGAATACCATTCATACGAATATCGTTAATAACAGCCATCAATCTCCGTTGATCAGCTTTGAGACTGCTGCCTCCAGGTAGTTGAGGTTGTTCGGGAAATAGTTTAGTTAACTTTGTCAAGTATTCGTTTCTATATGCCGTGGGATCTGCGGCAATGACCATGGCCTGAATAAATCTACCCACAGTGTTGGTGACACCTTGGGGGTCTTTGAGATAAGCTCCTCCGGCATGTCTAAAGCTAACATATTTTCCGTTATAGTTGATACTAGCAGTGTGATTTCCTGAAATATTCTTTGCTATGTCAACAAGTTTTGCTAGGTCTCGAGGTTTAGCAGCCACTTTGCCGCTGCCTTGAGTTCGTATATCTCGCATAACACTTCGAGCGTAACCTGATTGTTGTCGACCATAATGTTTTAACACATATTGATCGCCCAGCAGCACAGCTAATTTCAACACATCTATGTTCTTGGGTATACTGACATTGATATGCAAGCCGGTGCTAGAATTTGTATATAATTTTAGATTTTCGGCAATACTAAAAAACTTATTCAACACCGTCATGGCTTCGGCGGCAGGATATGGTGGACTCACAATCTCGGCTGTGGCGTCATCGGGCGCACTGGCATCTAGGCTTCCATCAGGTTCTACGTACCAATCGGTTAAATTTTTCACTCGCTGATGATAGTCATCGAATACAACTACATTTTTTTGATATGTGGCTTCAAGTTGTGCCTTTAAGATTTTGGCAGCTTTCCGATATTCTGGATCCCAATCTTCATCTTCGTCATCGCCCCGTTCGTAGTAATCAAGCTCAAGATAATCATAAGCAGCTTGAGGATTGTCAAAGGTAAAATAGTCTAAGAAATTGTTCTCAACGTCGTACGACGTTACACCCAATGCCCAGGCCAGAACTTCAACTAACCGATTTGGTTGTTGACCTAACTTGCGTAAGTATAGTCCTTGATTTGCTGTATAACCACGAGATGCATAGAACACTTTTTGTCCAAACTCTCTTGCAAACTTGTACTGTTTGCCCAGCCTTGACATACGACGGTAACTTGCATTTTGTTCAAGTTCGTCCTTGACTGTACGCACATGCTGAGTGCGCAATCTTTGCGGTATTGCGTCAAACGCAGCAATGAGGTCAGTCAGTTGCGCCTCCATCATTGCTTGGCGCATGGTTTTTACATTGGGCCAATTGATATTGGAATTTTTAAACTTAAACACATCAAGAAATTTGCCAAATTCCTGATCTTCAATATCAAAACGGTCTATGTTCGGGTCGTGGTCATGTATCAGTTCTATAACTCGAGCCCTGGTAAGTTCTGGCTGTGGTTGTGGTGTATTTGCGATGGGTTGGTTCTGAATGGTTTCTTCGGGAATACACACTTCAAATTCGTATCCCACTAACACACCCTCAGTTTGCCCTTGAGCCACTGCTTGTCGAAATGCCGTGGGATTCATGGCAACTTCATCAACTTCAGTGCCCGGGACCGAAGTACCATACACAATAGAGTTGGGGTTAATGTTTAAATTTTGAGCCAATTGTTTGATCACTAGATCAACTTTGTTAGCCGGAACTTGTGATTTTATTAAGCGTCGAATAGGATCACCCTGACGATTTTTACCACTGACATAGACATCTACAGGTTCGTCACCAAAGATAATACGTCCTTCCTGGACAGTAGTTGCTAGATCAAACAGCGGACCGCGCACATATCCCTGCGTTCCTTGTGCATTCAGTCCTTGTTGTAGATGCTTAATTATTTCCGGGGTAAGGTCGCGATTACGTAGTCCACCACGTGGAAACAAATGTACTTCTATGGGATTGTTGCCTTCGGCTGCAGCCGCAGCATACATTCTATGGCGACCATCATGTCCAATTACCGAGGCAGGCTCGGAGAAATCTCCTGAGAACCAGGCTTCGGGAATACGTAAATCAAGAAACGGAGCGCCGATACCAGGATCGTCAAGGTGTTGACCAATGTACTTAATAGTCGCACGATCGTCAACGGTTTTGCGACCAATAGGTAGTGCTAGTTTTAAAAATGTCAGGGGTTTCATCAGCACACGCAGGCCAACATAGTCGACATTTTGATTGTTGGGCGTTGCACCAAGGCCGGCTTGATTGTTGATTCGTAATTCGTTTAAGTCCCAGGCTCGCATATTAGTCTAGATCTTCAGGTGCTTCGTCAGGGCCAATTGCATCCAAGGCACGTTTTAGTTGTGTCAAAGGCAAATTAGCATTGTCATACCCACGCACAATGCGTTGTAGATAACTCTGTGTGGGCACACGACCTTGTAGTCGTTCTCGTGTTTCCGGAGTCATGGTGTAGACAAAGGCTTCGTAGCGTTGTGCATTACACACCACAGGTACTGCTTTGCGATCATACAAGTAAGGATAGCCTTCGGTTTGATCTAGTTGTGATAAAAACTCTCGAGACACTGACCATAACACGCCGTCCACTGCACCGCGCTCGGGAAATACATTGGCATAACCACAGAATTCAAAATTAAAATTAGGTAGCTTTGCGCCGCCAATGAATTCAGCTGCGTCCATAATTTCAGGATCCGTGAGCATGCCGTAGGCAAAATAATAAATTGGTAATGCGCCGGCTTCGGTTAGTATGTCATGGATTTTCATTTTTAGATTCTCTTGTTTATATATCCAATATTATTTTGGCTATCTTGCTGGTACCACCATAAACTCGCCACTGCCTAGTAAACCATTTTGTCTCAACCAGTTAGCAGCATACTGATTAGCTTCGCCTTGGTTGCTGCGATGTACAAAACTATACACTTCTCTATCGTTTTGATCCAACACTAACCAACGTGTGTTACCTGGCGGCAAGCTTTCTGTTCCTTGAGCTTGATTTCTCCAGCCCGGCTGCGGTATTTCTTCAGCTTCAATAGATTCAACATTGTTGCCATTGCGTATTAGTATTGAATGAACTCGTTCCATAGCAGCATTGGCATTTCTTGCAGTAATGTTAACGCTATTCAACGTAGTATGTGTGCCATCGTTTACAGTATAAGTTACTCTAAACTGTGGATTATTTTCTTCACCGGGCTCTGTGGGCACAGTGTGCCTTGGACGCATTAGAGGTCGCAGATAGTATGGATCGTCAAATCCGGTATCTAAAGCCCATCTTCTCCCATATACTTCTGCATCTCTTATGGCATTGCCTACACCTGAGAATTGATGTACTACTTCGTCAGTAGTACGCGACACAATTTCCCAGGTACCCGAGAACTCTTGATCAGCCGATGCTGCACGTTGTCTTGCTAGTTCTGCAGTTGATCCAGGAATACCACGACCTTCGATTCTACGTACATTATATCTACTTCGATCGTCACGATCGCGCCCGGATAACCAATCATTGAATTTACGTCTTGCTTCTTCATCAGTGTTGGCAATAAATCTAAATACCGGTATCTGGTTGTCTAAATTTATGATTTCATAGTTAGCATCGGTACTCTGTTCACCACCTACTGCACCACCTGGCCGCATTACAACGCCATACGGCGATTCAATACTGTCAATGGTATATTCATCAATTTGATCTTGACTATATCCTCGACTACGTAGTGTACGCCACAATGCCGCAGCAGCTTGTGAAAAATCGTTGCCTACATCAGGTGTTTGGAAACGCACGTTGTAGATACTGGGATATCTAGCATCTTTTAATCTGGCTATGTATTCAACACTGCCTCCAGGCACAGGCATTTCGGGTCTTTGCTGTGCTACACCCTGAATTTTTCGTGCGAGATCTGCTTTGCGAGTTTTAATATCTTTAGGTACACCGTCAACTTCACGATAGTCAATATATAACCAATCCTTTTGGTCAAAGTTGTTAATGATATAGTTAGGCATGTCATAGATGTTGGCATCAACCTGTCCAAGCACTTCGTCGGGGCGACGCTCATCAAATATTTCCCAGGTACGCACTGAGGTGTCTTGAGGATCTGTGGTATGTAGAACTTTAGAAGCCCACTCGTTTTTTAATTGTTCGCCGGTTATACCACCAGCACTGTAGGAAGCAAACATTTTCATCATGGCACTGTCGCCTTCGGGTGCCAATAGTTTGTAAAGTTTTTTACCATACTCTTGACGTTCGGCACTGGGATCGCCGGCAATTTGCATAGCACGAGCTAGACGTAAAAATGTTGTGTTTAATTCTTCGTTAGATTTGTCTAGGTAGTCTCCGCCGGGTCCACGGAACTCTATGTAACTTGGCTTGCCCTTGTCGTCGCGATGTACATGCGCTGACTGATATTTGTTTCTACCACCTTCTCCATGTAAGAAATTTCTAGTGGCAAGTTCTATTAGATTCTTGCGCATTAGTTCAAACGCATCGGGTATCTTTTTCAAGCCGGCTTTTTTAGCACTGGCAACATAGTCTGCAAGTTTTGTCATTGAGCTTGAACAAAAGTGTATGGCTGTACGTCCAAATTGTTCTAGTACGTGCTGGTCACCCATGAATAACAATAATTTAACATAGTCAACGTCGGCTCCGCGATGAGGTATTGATATGTTCATGTGCAGACCTGTGCTGCTGTTGGTATAGCCTCCAATGTCTCGAGCCCATTCCATAACTTTGTCCATGTCCGACAAGGTCTTGCTCAAGGTCTGTTCGGGACTGACAACTTCAAATCCAGCATCAATGTCATCATCAGGGTGAATACTGGAATCGCCTTCAATAATCCAAAGTCCGGGCTCACGTCGGATACTGTGATATCCAGTGCTCATTTTAACACGCATGTTGACGGCAGCAGCAAGACTAGTTCTAATTTCGTCGGGGTTGCGACTGCCGGCGTTGCCACCCGTTTCGGTCATGTAAGGCCAACTGAGGTCAAAAGAGTTTCCAATATCACTCATGTAGCCATATTCACTACGTAAAAAGTCTCGTTCGGAATTGTTGTCCATGAATTCGGCACGGTACTCATCATAGAATTCTTCCCAAGGTGAGCTAGATTTTTTTTCGTACTGATCCTGTATTTCATCCTCAAATGCAATTCTTGCCTCAGTCTCAGCACGTTGGTATTCGGCATACAAGGGATGGTCTACATTTTCTAATCTGCCGGCTTCAAGAGCATCACTGGCTTCGGCGCCCTCAATATCTGCGTTGTAGAGTTCATCACCTATTAGATCTTCACGACGATTAGGCCATTCATTTTCCCACATCCAGGTTGAAAATTCGTTAAAAAGATTGTCGTCAATTTTATTGTCGATCCACTCATAGTATTCACTAGTTAAATCACTTCTCAAACGTTCTTGTTGACTTCGCGTTAGGCCATAGCCCCACTCATCATCGCTGAAGAAATCAACTACATCGTCAATATCGCCAGGGCGCTGATCAGCATCGTAGTCAGGCTCTAGTTCACTTTCACCTTCTTCGTCATAGGTGTCTCGAAAACATAATTCGGCTTCAAATCCAGCATGTATGTCTTGGGCTTCAGGACTACGTGCCCATGCTTCAAGAGCTCGGGGAGTCATGGCAACTTCAAACAGCTCCTCACTTTCACGCAACAACGGCGGTGTACCATCTCTGGCAATCTTCCATCCCAGCTTCTTGGCGTTCTTTTGCATGGAGTCAGGACGTATATCCACAGTGAGAGCCATTGAAAAACGTGGATCGTCTTTTTCGGCTTCACTGGGAATGTAACCTGATGATTCATCAAGATCTTGTGTGGGCATACCAAGTCGTTTGAGAGACTTGATATACTTGTGCTCTAAATCTTCATCACCAAAACTTATTACTGTAGATGGTGGTCCTTTGCCAAAAGAACTTTTATCAAAATCGTCAAGGTCAGATATTCCTTGCCCGAGTTTATACCAATCATAAACGTCTGATACTGCAACTTTTACTGTGCCTTTGGGAAACTGTGGTGGCGACTCAGGTCCCGGAGGATCATTACCATCGTCATACTCCCATTCTTCTTCTTGTTCTTCAAGATTTTTTTCACGGAAATATTCTGGATATTGTTCGGCAAACTGTCGCATTATGATACCAGCTTCGGCGTTCGCCTGATTTTCTTCTTGAGATCCAGTTTTACCTGAATGCATGTCTAATTCACCGCGTTGATCCTGCGCAGCATGTGTAAGTTCATGTGCCAGAGTCCTTAATACATCAACAATGTGACGATTGGCTGTGACCAATATCAAAGACTTTGTTTCAGGATCATAACGACCAAAACTGTTGTTCTTTGCGCTCCATTCGGCATTTTTGACAAGACGAATTTGAGGTAGACGTTGTAGCCCAAGATGTTGTGCTGCTGCCTTGGCAAACTTGCGAACTACGGTTTTGACATCAGCTGATTCATCTTCGCTGGTAAACATTGTTGTGGAAGGTGATACTCCGTCCCAGGTATGTCCTACATCTTCGCTGGTAAACATTGTTGTGGAAGCGGATACTCCGTCCCAGGTATGTCCAGCATCTTCTTTGGTTTTTTCTCGGGGATATCCACGACGAATGTCTATACTGTAGGTGCCTTCGAGTCCTTGACGGTCCAAGGTGTCAGATACAAATTTTTCTGCATCACGACTTGATTGAAAACGATCGCCAAGATCAAACTTGCGTGTCTCACCGTTGATAGTAACATAGGCAACAGTGATGGGTTTGGCTTCGGTCTTTGGTGGTTCGGCTGCGGCCGGTGTTGTGGCCACTGCTCCGGCAAGAGCAGCAGCACGAGATGCTTTGTATAGATTGTCAGCAAAGCCTTCTTCAACTTGCTCGCCACCTTCGGTCCCAGCAGGATGATCTTGCCCAGCATAGGCAAACCCCGGAAACCAATAACCTCCGCTGTATCCATAACTGCGTCGAGTTTTTTTCTTGGATTGTTTTTTCTCGTCAAGACTCAGTTCACGAGCATGTGCATCGCTGCGAGCATTGGCCAGTCGTTCAATATAACCTTGGCTACGCAGCATTTTGAATGCAAGATTTTCTGCACTGAATTCGCCATGCTCGTCAAGTCCAGCCTGACGCATGACTCGAATTTTTTTCATTAATTCTTCAGCACCTTGTCCACTCTTAATTGAATTTTCAATACGCTGCTTGAGATCCTCGTATTTGTTACGCACAACAGCATCGTTGATGTCGGCACGTTTGCGACGTGGAACTTGTATCCATTTATTGCGTTTTAGTGAATATTCGCCTTGTGAAACAACATCTTCGTCAGCGGGCTGTACATACAATTCAACATCAGCATCACGCACAGTGATATTGTGCAGATCATTGTATTGATATTTTTTTGCATTGAATAATTCACGAAACACTGGATCATAGAGTTCGGGAATATCTACAATTAAATGTAGATCAATATCAGAATGTGGAGTATAAGTGTAGCTGGCGTTGCTACCACTGACTGTGATATCTTTTACCTGTAAATCAGGTACGCCAAGAAATTCTTGAAAATCCGCGGCAATTTTCAGTAGAGCTTCGCGAACTTCGGGTTTGATTCTTTCACGCCCGTCCCACAGTCGGGGATTGAGCCGACTGTGGAAACGAATCGCATCCTTTAGATCGTAGCTGTCCAGTTCATTTATGTTCATATGAACTGTATTTATTGCTTACGCGGCTAGCGGTGCAGTCTCGAGTGCTAGGATAGAACTGTCTATAACTTTGGTTTGAGGACGTTCTGCAGGTGCTTCTGCAGGTGCGGCACTGGGTGTTGGCAGTGGCTGTTGATCAACCGGCGCTGCCACACCATTTTGTTGTGCTAGAGCATGTAGTTCTCGGTAAAGATTATCTTGTACAGAATAATCAAATGTATAAGTTCCCACATGACGCAGTAATACACGTTTGTCTACAAAAACTTTACCACCAATGTCACGCCAGTTTTCACAGAATGTCCAGTCTTCGCTGTAGTAACGATTTTCGCGTACCGCAGTATCAAAGTAAGTTTTCATGTGTTGATCTAGTTCTGATGGCAAACCAATGTCGTTGGCAAAAGTTTTCACAGCAGGGTGAGCATTGAGTTTTTCAAACACATGACGCTTGACCAAGAAGAATCCAGTGCCGGTTTTGGTTACTTCCAGCAAACCGTTGGGGTCATTGTCGGGTGCTCCGGGTATACCGTTTACACACCATTTAACTGGAATGGTTTTCATGGGGTACAGACCGCCAATCACATCAACGTCGTGATTGAGCATGGCCAACAAGTGCCAAGGTTCCCAACCAATGTCAGCATCAATAAACATCAAGTGTGTTGAATCGGGGTTGGCGAGAAACTTTGCCACAAGAGTATTTCTAGCACGACTAATCAAACTTTCATTGGTCATTGTTTCCACAGTCCAATCAATGCCCAATTGGCGGCATGTATTTGACCATTTGATAAAGCTCATAAATGTTTGTTCTGTGAGCATACCACCATAGCAAGGCATGCAAATATGTACTCGTGTGGTGCGTAGATATTCAACATTGACTTGAATTTGAGTAGTGCCTGGCGGCAACGGTTGTTCTTGCGGCAATGATTCCTGCACCGCTGGTTGTTGTTGTTCTTCCATGTGTCCTCTCGGTTAAAAAGTATGTAGATATTTAACAGGTAATGCCAAGGTCTAAAATTATTTTAGGCCGATTATCATTGATCTGTGATATTGAGTTTGGGGATCTTCTAGCTTGATACGACCTTGATAGAGTATTTGACCGAACGGAAATCTTTTGATAATGTCTTCGGGGCCGTAAAAGTTTCTATTGGGATCTTGATCACGACCTTGCAGCACTACCAATTGACCTTGGGGTATATTCTGGAACCACTGTTTGCCAGGCATGTCAGTGAGACTGGTGTTGATTACAACACTGTCAGAGTCAAGTTGGCGATAATCAAGATCATTTGCATCACGCAACATGTATTCTACATTATCAAACCCTGCGCTGTCTATGAATTGTTGTCCGGTTTTCAAGAATTCTTTGTTGGTTTCTACATTGATGATTTTTTCAACCCTGGGAAATCCATAATGATCAATCATAAAGGCCAAGTTGCCATACCATGACCCAAGAACATAAGCAGTTGAAATGTTGGGGTTTATTTTGGCCAGTTCTTTCATCAACCATATTTTGCTAAACACTAGATCCGGAGTCCAACTACCTTCAAAACTGTAGCCGCTGCTTTCGGTTAGGTCACGTATGTTCATTTCTTTTTACGACCTTGGCAGTGTGCTCGTTGACTAAAGCCCCGGGGATTGGAGCAGTTGATTGAGCGTTTGTATTTTTCACTCCATTTTTCTTCGATGTAATCAGGAGACTCAATAAAACCCCATCTTGGTTTATCGGCTTCGTCTTGCGGATCATAGTACCACACTGTGTTGTCATTTAAATCAGTCACTAACCAAACAACTAATCTAGTTCTAGGATCTGCTGACCATATAAATTCCACTTCGTCTGTGGCATCATCAATGCTGCTAAATTTACCAACCAGGTGTCGCTGTACTCCATCACCGGTCCACAGGCGATATTGTTCAAAACCTTCGGGAGCGAACTCCATTATTGTTTTGTCATCAATAGCACGTTCAAGTCTAAGTATGCGTTCAACCAGTGCAACACCGCGTTGGCTGGGCTGTCGTCGCTGCTCATAAACAAACTCTGTGACTTCTTTCACAGTGTCAAGGCGTGCGTCAAATATCGAACGTATTTTACTGTCAACATCACCATATAGATCTAGTATGATTTGATCACGCAGCGCATTGTTGCCTTTGATGTAGCGTTCGCGGATCTGCGTAGCTGAGTTGGCATCGGCACCGGCCACACGAAACGTAACTGTAGGAACCACTGTGACATACGCATGGTCACCGAAAGGTTTCATTTCTTTGGGATTTTTTGGCATGGGCTGCATGTAACTTGCGGAGCCATCTTTTTTAGGTGCAAAACTGATGCGTTCGGCATCCTTGGCACCCAGTGCAAATATCAAACGATCCGATTCGGGATTGTAGTCTTTGGTAACTTCAGCAGCTTGATAGGGATTTTTGACTTTGACAATACGACTACCTGGTACTCCCAGCTTGATCATCATGTCTTGCTTGTCACCAAATGTAAATGGTGATGTTATTGGAGCCTGTTTGTCTGATGTAGCAACATAGACATTGTCTGCGCCCCACTGCTGAGCCAACTGTTTATAGACACCAAAGTGTCCGCGATGAAAGGGGTGAAAACGCCCGGGATAAACTACAATAGTTGCCATGATCCTATATTTAGCTTATAGGTTTTCAAGCATCCAAAGATAGATAGGAGTTGTAAAACGAAAACTAGCGCAGCCGTTACAGCCCATGATATTGTGAAATTCGTCATCTATGGGTTCACTGCTGCCGTTGAAGTTGTGTTGATAAACTGTTTTTTGATTGAACACAGTGTCCACAGCCACGGATTCAAAGGCTTTGTTTTTAACAGCAACAGTCACATCACTGACAATATTGCCTTGGTTATCTACAATGGTATGCTCGGGCAATTTTCCTTCTAGCACAAATTCCATCAAGTGCTCTTGCACAGTGTCGCTGTCACTGAATGTGTACTGAAATTTATAATCATGTGGAACTGGAGTTAGAGTAAGAATGTCTGCAGAATCCAATCTAATACGCAGAGTCAAGGGCACAGCAGGGTTGGAGCTGGAAATATCACAGCTAAAACAAACATCGCTCATTAATAATGTGCAGTGACAGCTTTGATTTCACCGGATGTAAAGTTCTGTACCGCGGCGCGAATCCAAGCGTAGTTTCCTATGATTACCAGCGGGTGATAATCAGTGTAGACTTCGGTATCAGTAATGTCACCATAGGCAATGATGTTGGTCCAAGTTGAGTCAAATGTGGGAATTTGATCGTGTGTGCCCTGTATGGTGATCAGGCCACGGAACCCTTCAACATTGACATACACAGTTGAATATGACGAAGTACGATAGTAATTTGCAGCTTTGGCTGGATCTCCTTGCCAGTCAAGACTGGAACCGTCGTAGTTACCCGACGGTTGATTATAAATCGTAAGAGGAATCAGCGTTTCAATTGTAACTGCTTGAGCCATTAATCTACTCGTTCAACTTCGACAATAATACCCGATCCAGCAAGTTCGGTTATAACATCCTGTATGGATTCTGCCAGCACAGGGGTTACAATAGATTCCGGCTGGCTGCTTTCACGTACTAATTTGCTGAATTTTATAATTATAACTTCTTCTTGAATCTTAGCCATAGTAAACTATTTATCGACAACAATGATAGTTTTTGTATTTTTAATCATATTGGGCACTACAATGTTCAGCATAGAAACCATTCTTAGATCATTGTGCTCAAAGAAATAACCGCTGGCAGTGTCGCGCCAGACATTTTTAGACCAGACATGCAGTCCTGGACTGAGCCTGACGTCCTGTTGATTTTTAAGCCAATTTCTAAGGTACAAAGCACTGTCTGCGCTCAATATTTTTTGTTTGAGATAAGTTCTAAATTGAAATCCTGTGGGTCTAACCAGTGCCACGGTATCGGGCGGATAGGCCAGTTCAATTTTTGTAAAATTACTGTTGTGAAAACTATCAGTAATACCACTGATCCAGTGATAATCACTGCTGTAAATACAGACCTGACCAAGTGTAATTATTACTTTGAAATCTCTGCCTTGGTCAGCAATGCGATCACAGAAGATTTTCAGTAGATGATAAACTGGTGTTCGTCTTTCTTCGTGTATTTTTGCTTCTAGCCCGGAACGTGTTCTTTGCAGTATTCGCTCGCGCCATTCAAAATGATCATGTGCTCGAGCGCGGTCTTTTTCATAGTCGCCTTTGAAATCACGTATAGCCCCAGCAAGTTCTACCCTCACTGTCAGGCTATACTGATATTGATCAAAGTAGAATTTATCTCGTTTGAGAACTTTAAGCGTCGGATTGATCAATTACAATTACCCCTTCGCTGTTGATGCCCGGCAACAATGCACTGGCAGTTGCAAACACAATGCTGCTGTCGACACAATCAACACTGACTGTGCAATTGCTGAGCTGTTCAAACAAGATACGCTTGCTGAGTGGTACACGAATCAATTCGTCAATTTTGCGACACAGGGGACGTGCGCCCATTTTTGAGTCATAGCCTTGCTCGGCTAGATAGTCCACAGCTGACTCAGTGAGATTGATTTGAATAGATTTTTCAGCAAGGCTCTGACGCAGTTCGTCTATGAACTTTATCACAATCTTTTTCACAGCAAGATGATCAAGTTTATTGAATTTACAGATTTGATCAATACGATTGCGCAGTTCGGGACGGAAAAAATCTCGCATAGCACGATCTTCTTCACCAGTTCTTTCCATTGATCCAAAACCAATGTTGTTGTTTTCGTTGTCTCGGGCACCTAGGTTTGATGTCATTATCACAATGGTGTTTTTGCAATCCACTGTTTTGCCATTGCTGGAGGTAATACGTCCTTCATCCAACAGTTGCAGCATGATGTTGACAACATCAGGATGTGCTTTTTCAATTTCATCAAACAACAATATTGCAAAAGGATTCTTGCTAATGTCAGAAATGAGTTTGCCACCGCCTACGTTGCCATCTTCAAAGCCCACATAGCCCGGGGGTGCACCAATCAAGCTAGACACAGTGTGTTTTTCTTGATACTCACTCATGTCATATTTCAACAGTTTCATATCTAAATTCTTGCCCAACAGTCGGGCCAGTTCGGTTTTACCTGTACCAGTGGGTCCAACAAACAAGAACGACGCCATGGGGCGCCCGGCTTTGGCAATGCCAGCAAAGTTGATATACACACGTTCCAACACAGTGTCCACCACTGAATCCTGTCCGTACAGCACAGACTTGATATTGGATTCAAGACTAACAATGTTGGCACTGCGTTCGTTGCGCAGGCGATCCACAGGCACTCCGGTCATTTTGGCCACTTGTGCTTGAATCAGTGTACGGTCAATTATCACAGTACCAATGTCTTTCACACGTTCTCTAGCACAGGCAGCATCTAGAATGTCTATGGTTTTGTCAGGATTCTTTCGATCGTGTATGTAACGATTGGCCATCTCTACCGCTGCGGTAATTGCTTCGGTTGTGATTTCTACGTTGTGGAATGTTTCCAGTCTTGGGCTCAATCCAATAAGAATCTTTTCTGTGGTCTCAATATCAGGTTCGTCAACAGCCACACGATAAAATCTACGCATCAGCGCACGATCTTTTTCAAAGCTTTCGTAGTATTCTTCCCAGGTAGTTGATGCCACTACCTTCAGCGCACCTTTGGTAATTGCAGGCTTGATCATATTGGCCATGTCCAGGGTGTTGTTGCCGGAATTGCCAGCGCCTTTCATGGTGTGAGCTTCGTCAATAAACAGCACACAGTTCTTTTTTGATTCCAGCGCGGTTATAACCATTTTGAACTTTTCTTCAAACTCACCGCGATACTTAGAGCCAGCCAGTAGTGATCCCACTTCTAGGCTCCAGACTTCGTGATCTTTCAAAAATTCCGGTACTCGGCCTGCGTGGATTTCCTGGGCCAGACCTTCTACAATAGCAGTTTTGCCCACACCAGGATCACCTACCATCAACACATTGGCTTTGAACTTACGAGCCAGCACAGCAATCATTTCAGACACTTCGGTGTCCCGGCCAATCAAGGGTTCTAGCTGTGCTTTGGCTGCACGTTCGGTTAGATTGGTACAGTACTCTTTGAGAATTTCGTCGGCTTGCTCGGTGCTGAGTTTGATGTCGCCTTGCACATAGTGTTTTTTCCAAAATGTCACAAACTCTACTTTGGTCACACCGTGTTTGAGCAAAAAGTATTGTGCATGACTGTTGGCTTCGGTCATCATGCTCAAATAAATGTCCAGTGTGGTCACTTGTGAAGAGCCTGTGAACATGGCCTGTGTGAGCGCACGATTGAACAAGCGTTCCAGGGCATTGGTTTTTCGGGGATGATCTTTGGGATCTCGTGTTTGGTTACTCTGCGCAGATATATAGGCTTCTACATCTGACTCTAACATTGTGACATTGGTGCCAAACTTTTCCAAGACTTTACGAAATGGTTGATGCCTAATCAAAGCCAGCAACACATGCTCTATGGTAATGTAAGCATGTTGCCGTTCGCGAGCAATACGCACAGCAGCATCAACAATGAATTCAATTTCGGGATTATTTCGCATAATGGTCTGGGTTGTTGTTAAAGGTATTTAATTATAACACGGGTCTGAAATCAATACAATGATTTTGATTATCGTGGTTCCCGAGCTATCATTTCCAGCAGTTCTGGGGATATGTCCCGGGGAATTCTAGCCTGTACACGCACAATCATATCACCCACTGGACCGGTACGTGCTGGTAACCCTTTGCCGCGAACTCTCAGCATGGCGTTGGGCTGGGTATTGGCGGGAATGGTCACTTGCAGACGTTCTCCGGTTATGGCTGTGACTTCAATACTGCCGCCCTGTATCAAGGTCCAAATTGATATCAATTCATCGCGCAACAGTGTGGTGCCTTGACGCTGCCAATTGTCATCGGGCTGTATTCTAAATGTTATCACAAGATCTCCGCCGCCGGGCGCAAGATTTGGATACTGTACTGAATCACCATCTTCAATGCCCGGAGGAATCTGGATTTCTATTGTGCTGGCAGCTGATCCAGTGTTCACTGCTACCTGACGTCGACCGCCTGTGGCCACATCATGCAGAGTAATCCAGAGATTCATACGCACCTGGCTACGTCTAGCACCTTGATTGAACCTAGCGCCAAACATTGTGAAGATTTCATCAAAATTAAAATGTCCACCAGGCCCAAAGTTAAATTCATGAACCTGTGGTTGCGGTTGATCGTATTGACGGCGCCGAGCAGCATCACCCAAGGTATCATATGCCTCTTGTATGGTTTGAAATGCAGCAGTATTGCCGCCTCGATCAGGGTGATGCTGAGCAGCTAGCTTGCGATAGGCCTGTTTGATTTCGTCAGCCGAAGCAGTGCGCTCTACGCCCAATGTTTTATAGTAATCTTTCATTGAAAAGCCCAGTAATAACATTAATTATACTGGGCTCTGGGCAGGGTGTCAATTACTTTTTATCGGGTATTTGAGTACCTTCGAGTTTTTTGTGAACTTTGACCTTTTTACAAACTTCTTTTTCTTTTTTGGTCTTTGCGTCCATTTGCTTTACACAGACTTTTTTTTCTTCCGCTGCCCATGCAGGCAGAGTTGCAAATGCAATTAATGCTGCTAATAGATATTTCATTGTTGTCTCCTTATTGAAATTGATGCCAATACCATGTCCAGGTAATCATAAACACAGCAAATCCACAGAGTTTGGCAATGCCCACTGGATCTTTGCGCCAATCAAACGGTTCGCGATGAATTGGTGTGGAATGTAGTTGATCAGGAAAGTGTAGAGCATACCATTCGTCAGCAGATATCTGCACCGGTTTATTTTCAGTCACTGGGACAGGCTGCACCTTGTCCATCATAGAGCGGGACTCATGATAAATTTGATCAGCAGGCTGTTGAGTCCAAACGTATCGTCGTTTTGGCATGTCAGGAAATATCATGATCTACCGTCTCCCACTTAGGGCAGTCTGCGGGCCATAACAGTGCAAACATTGTGTAATCTTGTGCATGATCGAACTGTACTATAATGTAATGAACCCCGCGCTGAACTTGGAAATTCAGTGCAGGGTGCTGTCTTCGAATACCTCTCAGTCTATTTAGAATCTTGGTTTTTCTTAGGCGATTTCTAGCCACACCCACAACACCTGTATAGACTTCTAATTTAAACTGTATTTCAGACACAACGTTATTTAACGTCGTTTGTTAACAATAGTATCGGCTACACGACGCTGATTAGCATCAATGCTTTCGCGTAGGTTAATGACTTCTTCACGTAGTTCATTACCAGACTCCTGCAGCTCTTGCAGGCTGTCTCCAAGTTCGTTGGCATAAGCAGCGACTTCCTTGATTCGTACACGATTGGCCTGAGCATCTTTAGCCAGCAATTGTGAAATTTCCATGGTCTGCTGAATACGTTGATCATTGGTAATGTTGGTGGCTTCACGCATCATTTTCACAAGCTCGCCGTCAAGCCATTCGGCATTTTCGTCAGCCACGTCAGAAATAAATGCTGCCATTTCTTCGTTGGCATGATAGAACTTTTCCGAAGCAGCTCCAATGGCTTTGATAGCCGTGGCCATTTCAAACGCAATTTCGGCCATTCTGCGATTCATTGTGTTACGATGGCTTAGATAATCTAACTTGGTTTTATTGATCAAACTTTCCTGGAATGTTGCCTGCTCGGCAGATTCAGGTTTTATCAGATTCAACATCATTAAACGATTGCGATACACATCGTCTGTGGTGCGCATGATCATTTCTCGATTACCGCCTGCATTGATGGCCCAGCTCTGCATGGCATCAGTGACGTTTTCTTCAACAATTGATCTAGCTACTTGAGTCTGTGCCACATTGTACTGAACATAGGCTTCAACGTCAAATGCACGTTTGGTTTGCTCGGCAATCATTGCTGCCTGGGCTTCGGGATCCATTGCAGCATGCATACTAAGAAAACTGCTCATGGGTTTAAACTCTAATTCAGTTTCTAAAGGAGCTGTTACTGTGCGAGTTTTTTTAGGTGCTACTTTGGATTTAACTACGGTTTTTTTGGCTGCTGGCTTTTTAGCCACAGCAGATTTAGCTGGTTTTTCAGCTTTGGCGGGTTTACGTGGTGCCATGTGATCTCCTATAAGTTAGCGGCAATGCCGACTGGGTACTTATAGGAGATCATTGACTACAGTTAGATTTCAGGAAAATCCGGCTGTTGTGGAGCCTTTTTTCCCGCTTTCATTGTGACATCTGAACTGGGTGCAGGTGTTTCCACACGGTATTCAGACCCTCCCATAGGAGCTGATGCAGCAGTCATAGGCGCAGGTGTTGCCATTGCAGGCTGAGCCATCATCACAGGTTGTTGGACTTGCACTGGTGTGGCAGTGGGCAAGCCACCGTTGTTGGCACCATTGAGCTTTTCTTGTGTGCGTCCGTATGCACTGACCCCGATAATAGCACCCATGGAAATATGATACAAACCACCGCCTTGCAAGGTCAAGGGAGTCCACATTCCCACTGCTTGTCCAGGATTCCAATATTGTAAAATATTGTAGAGTATTGGGCCAAGTATGAAGTCAAACAAACAGGTGGCCATGTAAGTCCAGCCCATCATGGGACGCCATTTGGCATTCATCCAATCTTCCTGCTTCTTGGCGCTGTCGTTCATTTTGTTGTATTCTTTTGAGTCCATGATTATCGTCCCTGTCCTCGATTCTTTTTGTAGCTACGACGCTTGGCTTTGTTCATAGTAGAAGTTTTTGGTCTATTCCCACCCAGTTGAGTACGCTTGTGGACTGACTCATGTTGTGGTCGTGATCCTGATTGTTTTACTTTGGCCATGTTATGCTCCTAAAATATGTAATGCATGTGCGTAATGTTTCTTACGGTCTTCTAATCCAATGGTGCCACCGTTGATGATTCGTGTCATCTTTTCAATATCTCCGGCATCGGCCCATTTATTTAAATTGTTGTTTTCCCAGAACCAGCAGGCTGATTGCGCAGCGCCTTCAAATGTTTCTAGATATTCAGCGGCTTCGGTGACAGGTATTTCTAGACTTGCAGCGAACCAGGTGTAGTTGTCTTTGCCTGTGAGTTGAATCAATCCACGACCACGATAACGGAACCCATCACCCGATGCTTCGTCACCGTTGCCCATGCGATTGCAATAGATATGATTGGCAATCTTCTGTGGGTTCTTGGCATGTGCCCGAGCTAGATCCATGTCATGATAGTATTTGGGAAATACTTTCATCAATGATTCTGCTTTGTAATTTAAGTTTTCCGACACAAATCTAAACCCACCTGATTCGTGAGCGCACTGTGCTACAAAAGCAGCAATACGTTTAGGGGTGTTGATTTCGTAGTCAGGAAGTAATTGTGCTAACGCTTCGTGCCAGTGATCTGCATAGGGTATGCCCGGCACCATTTGTTTTAATTGTTGTAATGTTAGGTTCATACTAGCTCCTTGGCTAGTATTTACCCAAATTTTGGTTATCGACCCCGGCTATTCATCCATATGACATAGGGATCGTTGACAACTATAGTGCCGTCTGCTCGCTGCATGTAGTTACCGCTGTGTAAATCAACAGCAAAGCCGTGTTGTTGCCCAAATCTCATTACATCTTGCACAGTTTTCATCAGACTTAGTGCTGCCCTGGGTCCGCCAAGATAGTCAATTATTTGGCGTATTTGATACATGATTATTTCATTTTGCTCTTCGTCGTAGAAACCCTTTTGTGTCAGGCGTTTGAGTGCTTGTAGCATGTTAGGTGCTGAGTTCCTGGCGGGATTCACCACATCTTCAAGGTATGCCAGCAAGTGTCGAATCTGATCGGGGATTTCCTCCAGGGGTTCCATACGTGCTTGTAGATAACGTTGCTTATGAAAGTTAAAACTTTCTAGCCCCGAGAACTTAGGTAAATGCGGATTAGATTTATTTTTATTACAGTAATCGATCCAGTCTCGAAACATTAACTGATCTGGAGTGAATTTGTCGCGATAATACGGACGTGTACCAAACACTAGATAGATTGAGCCGGTGCTGGGCTCTCTAAACACATGTTTGTCTATACCGCTTTTGATATATTCATAGCCGCGATCCTTAAGATATTTTCTTATATCCTGATGCACTGACCCGGCCATTTCCGTGGCAAATTCTTCCGCTCTCACTTAGCTTCTCACCTGCATGTAAACTCTTGCTGCATGGTCTACACCATTGTATGAACACGGTACCTGAAACCGTTGTCTTACATCAAATTCGCCATCTTCATACAAGCCAAATAACATTCCTGACAATAAACCATCACCATGGGGACTGATAAACATTACAAAATTAGAGTAAGGATATCCCAGTTCCGGACCCCAGGTTGTCACAGCTATTTGTCCATTGTTGCGTAGTTCAAAATCTTGAGCATTGCTATCTTCGGCAAATTGTGCAATTGCTGCTTGAGCCTGTTTCCAGGATATAATACGGTCATCGTCATTGCCACTGTGGCTGTCGTCGGGGGCTAATTCATTTAATGTGCCTTGTCGGCTAGGAACTCGAAATGCCCAAACAGTTGCTCGACCGTCTCTTGCCATCATAGCAGTAAGTCTTGTATTACCACCGATAAGTTCTTTATGACCGTCACTATAAACAGCAACTATAGGCATTTCAACTGTGCCCGTTTCAAGTTGTGCTAGGGCACGTTTTTGTTTTTCCGGAGCTAATAATTTAAAACTATCTGGATCCCCAGCATCAGTGTTGTTGATATCTTGAGCACTGTTGATAGTAACTGCCCGGCCTTTTCTAGCAAGTTCAATCCAAGCATCTTTACCTAATTTTGCAAACTCTGGATAGCGTTCTGCTTCTTCCCATTCAACATCAAAATTTGGTTCTACAAACTTTCTACCATCGGCAAAGTTTTCCGCCATACCTTGCTCGTTGAAGTTTCCAAATCTATCTGGGTAATTCATTTGACGATACTTATCAGTCCAGTCGTCAAAGATTTTTTCATAACTAACATAAACCTTCAATAATTCTGCGGCTTTGGGGTCGTGTTTGGCAGCATCTATTAGGGGTTCTCCTACAAGATCACCAAACACATTTTCATGTTCTTTAGATCCAAACTCATCCCAAGGATCAACATTATCACCAAACCACTCAAGAGCAGCGTTTACATTTGTAAAATTATGATTCCGAGCCCATTCGGCAAACTTACGATGATAAGGTTTATTGTTTTTATTTGCCCATTGCAGTAGTTCAGGGATACTAGTTGGCGGCATGTTAGAATGCATGTCAGCAACTTTTGGCTCGGCAGCCATTCTACTCATCATTGTGTCAAACTTTTCGTCGCCAGTTGCTTCCGCCACACCTTGCTCGTCGACATATACACGAGTTTTTTTAGGATCATAATCTCGTCTGCGTAATACTACTGCATCGTTGGCATTGTCATCCATTAATGAATCAACTATCTCATCACCAACAATGGGATCATGCACCCACTGTAAGTAAGGATAAACCACATAATCAGGAAACATCCCAGACAGTTTTACATATAAGTTACGTTTTTTTGCATCAGGAGTTTCAAATGCCACTACTGGCGGTTTAAACTTTTTAAGATAATCACGACAAGCAGCAACAACAGTAGAAAATATTGCCACTGCATCTCCTTTGCCACTGGTATGATAGAGATTATCAATATAAAAATGCACCAACACAAATATTACATGCTGTCCACCTTGATCAGTGTCAAGAGAACTGTCAAACACTATTCTACCTGACCTATTGTCTTTGGTGTCAAAGTAGTATTCCCAGCTAGCAGGACCAATGACTCTTGAAGTTAGTTCATAGGGCTGAGTCCAAAGCTCTGCGAGAAATTCATTAGCTCTCATTGGGCTTCTTCTTTGCAGGTTCTGCTTGTTTTTGTTTTAAATCAGGAGTTAGGTCAATGTCAGGTTTTTCAGGAGTAGGTAATTGTTTTGGTTCTGCTGCCGGAGGTTGTTCAGGTTCGCCTGCACTCTGAGCAGCATCGTATCCTCGTTTGGCCAATCCTGCCAGTCGTGCCAGATCAGCAGCAGTTGTACCTGTCTCTGTGTCTTTTGCTAGGTTTTTACTAGGGGTAGGCTCATTTGTGTTGGCAGGCTCAACCCGATCATTGGATTTCTCAGTTTTATCCCAGGTATAGTCTTGCCAGGATCCATCCATAATAGCATCAACTACACTTAGGTCAAAGTCTTGATCATCAAGTTGTCTTGTAGAATTTACTGCCTTTTCATATGCATCAACATCAAATTTCCACAGGGGATCAAAGTCAGTATCTTCTAATTCCCAGGTCTCGCCGTAACGACCCGGATAAATCTTAAAACTGTAAACACGACCATCCTTTTCAAATGTATAGGTTATCCATTCTTCGTCGTGTGTGGTAATCAATACTTTATGACCAGCTGGAGTTTCAACAATCTCATAAGGACTGCCCCAAGGCATATCACCGTATTCACCAGTGGGTTCAGTCGCTAGATCATTTTCTCCGGGTTCCCAATTTGCATCATCTCCGGGATAATTGTCATCATCAGCTTTGACCCAGGCACTATCAAAATTAACTCCATGTACTGCACCAAATGCCGAAGCAGCTCGCCACAGCAGTGGAATGACGTCAGCTTCGGCAGCTGCCGCGGCCACAGGAATTTCAGCAGCAGCAGGAGTACTCAAAGCTTTGGCAGCAGCGCCAGGCACGGCAGCAGCAACACCTGCTGCTCCCAGTGCTCGTAAAAATCCTCTACGACTGGGGTTGTCAGGTTCGCCGGCTTCAAAAATAATATCTAGAATTTTCATGATATAATATTTATAATATCGTCAACTAGACAAGTGGCAGTGACAATATCATAATGATGCCCGTCACGGGCAAAATCTTGTTGACGAATTTCAGGGAGCCATTCACCGGGCATCTGCTGCTGTAACATCTCATGCATGCGCTGGGTGTCGGCAGTGAACCTAGGAATAAAGGTATGAACAATTCTTGTGGATCTTTTTGCTGCTTCTACTCTATGCACATTTTCAAAGAAATTTTCAGTGTTTAGATCATCATTGATAATGGCATCACGACCGGGATTGTCTAGTCTGCGATTATGATCGTCTGCTGTTATCAGCGTGAGCCAATAGGGATCTTGACGAATTTCTGTCTGAATTTCCGGGGGTAACCGATCAAACAGCTGAAATGATTGTGATTCGGGCCAATGCGGAGCTCTGATATCTTGATAGAATCGGCGCCAGCGTTGATCTATTTCTTGATCAACATTGTGCAGCGGAAGTTCTCTTCGATGTGTGTAGCTCCATTGTATGAGCATTAAATGGGGTTGAACCGCTGCAATGATCTGACAGCATCTACGAGCAATCCAGTCGTTGCTGGCGCCGTCCATGGAAATGTTGACTGTGCGCTGGCCAAGTCGGTGCTGTAACAGCCAGGGCCAAGTGTGTTCTCGGGGAGCGCCAAAACCCACGGTAAAACTGTCGCCCACACACCAAATCACCGACGACAGGTCCTGAGGCCACTCATCGTCTCTAAAGCCTCTACTGTTGAATTGATATGTTACGGTGTGGGGATAGGTTTCGAAATGCTGGGGGCGCCAGCAGTGTTGAGGCATGTCCATGCCAGTGTAGTGCCAGGTCTGGCCCACACGGGCCGGCAGTCTGAGATCATCTAGATTTATCGAATCCAATTCTCACGTTGCTCACGATACCATTGTTGCCATTCTTCGTAAAGAATACGCAGCTCGCGATAAGCAGTGTAATTATCCGTGGCATTGTCAATAATAACCGAAACTTCGCGAGTATCTGGGGGTATAGTGGTCAGGGCCGGAGCCGGTGCTAGTAATTTTTCCGGAGCTTCAGGAAAGGCCTGTGTCACAGGCACTGGCTTTGATGCACAGGCCGCCAATAGCAGCACTGTGAAAATCCATTTATTTGCCATTTTTTGCTTCTCCTGTCACAGCACGATTATACATTTCCACTGCTGCGGGACTTAGTTCACAGCCCTGATTGATTTCTACACGGCGTTCTTGAATTTCTTTTTTGACCACTGTGCGAGTGTGATGTACGTGTCGCACACGCTCTTTAATTCGGGTGACAATTCTAGTATTGATTTTCTTACTACGCTGTTCGGCTGCTGCGAGCTGTGCTTCGACTTCGCGCACACGTTCACGCCACTCCTGTTCTATCACCAAGCCACCGCGCCAGTACACGCCAAGCACAAATATCACTACACTAACAATCTGTATGGGCACACGATAGATATTGATATAAGGAAACCTTTTAATAAAGGTAGCCACAGCATAGCCCACTACACCAGCTGCAATCAGGGCCGTGGTAATGGCTAGAAGCCATGCGTCAGGAAGTAAATGTATTATCCACATATTATTCTTTTACCCGGGGTTCTAGACGTTCTGGCTGAGAATTGGTTTGAGTGAAATTCCAATCTCGAAACCAACCCAGATATTTCCAAAAACGATGTATCAAATTATTGACAATAATGATGAATATTGCAATCATTACAAAGCCTGCTCCGTAGAGTAGGCTGGCTGTGAAAAACATTGCTGCTGAAGTTACTTGTTCCATTTCGTATTCCTTGTTGTTTCTGTTTATAAGTAGTGCTATGAATGTTGTTATACTTACTCCTGATCGCGTGGGCTCCACATTATTGCAGCGACTGATCACTGTGTATATGCAGTTTCACCAATTTGACCAACCAGTAATTAATCTACACGAGCTTACCAACGGAATCATACGATATTATTCGCCTGTATTTAACTGTGAAGTTCTGGGCAAAGAACACACCGCGGACTGGGGTTATCATCAGACCCTGCCGGAAATTGCGGATATGTTACAGAGTGTGCCACACTATAAAACATCTAGACTAGCACAGTATCACATCCGCAATCGCCAGGACAGCATTGCTGACCAACTGCCGTTTTATCAATATCTTAACGACAACTTCTTTGTTATATCTGCTCAGAGAGACAACCTACTAGAACATGCTCTCAGCTGGTGCATCTATGTTGTGAGCCGCACTCTCAACGTGTATTCACATGCTGACAAATTCAAGTATTTTGCCGAAGTTTATCAGCGTCCCATACGTGTTGAGCGAGAAAACCTGCAGAGATATTTGGATAGTTATCGCGAATATCTAGATTGGGTCAATCGTCATTTCCACGTTCACAGTTACTTTCATTATGATCGATACGTCGGTAACCTTGAAGATTATATTTTAAACTTACCGATATTTCACAGTCAACCAAAACGACTAACCTGGCAGGATAATTTTGATCTGGAATTTCAGGACTGGAATCGTTGTCATTATCTCTGTTCAGATATGTCGGGATTCAGCGCAAAACTAGATCCCGACCAATTGCAGATTGGTTATAACAATGCTCAGGGCCTGGAAACTCTTGAGTTGGCTAAATTCCGTCAGTACGACATTGCCGAAGTATTTCGACATCTGGGCTCAGCAGATCGGGCTTTTTTGCGTGATCATGGTGTACGCTACAAACGCAGCATGCAGGCACTGGATGAATTAATTGATAACAAAATCCTACACACCGGAGTGCCAGTGAAACTACAGACCTTTTTGGAAAAGCGTCAGATAATTGAGAATTTCTCTGAGGTTGTGGCTTGGTACAATGAATGGGTTGATCAAAACGGTCTAGGTGAAATCTATACCGAGCAGCAGTTATTGGAATCTGCTGCTAGTGAGATTCGTAATTACCACGCAGTCGGTCCACTAATCGATCAGCAAAAGGACGACGTCCCGCACGAATCTCCTCGTCTAACCAGTGATCCGACACCGGACTGATATATTTGCTATTGGGCGGTGTATCTAGTCCCACCAGGCAATTTTCTAAATCCACAGGTACGTTCAACAACCCACTGAGATATTTGACATAAGTTTCGCGCCACGCAAACAGTGATTCGTGTGATATAAAATGTATGTCGAAATCATCTAGATCCCGGTGGTCTATTAGACTGCGATAATGCACTTGCGCATCATTTAATGTCACTGCATTGCCAACACGATGTTGCTGTTCGATGTTTATGAGATGGTCCCGCACCACAATGGCCACAGTGACTTCTACACCAGCACTGCGAGCTCGACGCACAACTTCGGCAATTTTGGGGAATCTACGAACACCGTCATAAAAGAACGGCGCTGACACATTGGCCACAAGATATTGTTTGCCGTCAAACTCCCGATCCACATCAAATCTCTCGGGCCAGACCCAGTATTCAGCTAGCGGCTCTTGATCGCTGGGTACCCAATATTGTTCCTGTAGTTCAGTCCAACCGCGTACCGCAGGGTGCCAGCTAAAGATGCGAGAAAATAAATGATTTCCCGACCCCTGTGGACCGGTAATGATCAATAAATGACGTTTAGCGGGCGTAGCGTTGTTGTCCGACATAGGTTCTAATCTTTAGAGGGTTGACTTCGTCTGTGGGTCCGGTTCCAGAATCTGGGGCAAAAACAAAAAGAACAACATCTTCATTTTCGTAGGGGCAGGTAAAATTGTGCAAGACATTTCTTTTCATAAAGAATACGTCACCTGTTTGTAGCGGAAACTCGCCGTCGTCTAACTCAACTCGACCCAGGCCTTTTAGAACCATGCCCACTCTATGGCTAGGGTGAGTATGCAGAGTTTGATACATACCTGCGGGGAAATGCACATAATTGACCACAGGATCGCCAAGTCTGCCGGGATTCACAGCAGTGGTGTTGGTGCCGCCATCAATATAACTTAAATTGCCCTGACCCAATTGATCTTGCACAAAGTAACGACTTTCTAATAGATGTAGTCCCAGATATTCAATGACCACAGCAGTACCATCCATTGCTTTGATTGTAAAATGATTGTTGACTGCGAATGCTGCATTGACGTTTTCAAACTTTGCATTGTCTGCGTAGTAACTGGCATTTTGTAGCATTATGTAATAAATGCCTCGAGTAGCATCAAATGCCTGACTCTGATTGTTGTCTATTTTTGTGACTCTTAAAGGCCAACGGTCCTGAGTTTCGTATGTGCCTTTTACTAAAAACATATCATTCATAATTTCATTACCTGTTGTATTTCTGCAGGAATAAATGGCTCAGCCATTCTTTCAGGATGCCAGACAATTCCTGCCATTTGTCCGTCAATCCAGCTTTCAATATTACCGTCGGCATCTTGGGCCAACGTAGTTGCAGTGCTGTGTGTATGCACGATGCCTTGATTGTGAAAACTGTTTACTGCGATTCGTCTACCAAAATAATCAATATCATGCTGGGAGTCTGAGTGTCCGCTGACTGGGAGTACTTGCCCACCTAGAACATCTGTAAGCAAGAAAGCCCCATGACAGATGCCTAGAATTGGTCGATAGGACATCATCATTGTGGAGGCTATTTTTAACTCTGTTGCTCTACGAGCCGCGGAATCGTCCCCACCTGTTATTATAAGACAATCAAGAGTTGCTGTCAACTCTGCAAAATCTTGATCTAGGGTATTGGGAATAAAAAAGAGCTTATGACCGTCTAGGAACTGGTACCAAGCATGTTCCACGGAGTCATAAGCCCTATTTTTATGATATAGGACTCGTTGTGTAAGCCCTATATTCAATTACCAACCGTAGGCTTCGGCTACTAACTTACGACCTTCTTCGGCAGCTACAGTGTTGCGGCAGCTGATGTCATAAAGGTCACGACGCATCTGAACTACTAGAGCTTCAATACGTGCTTGTTCTTCAGCAGTGCCCACAAGCTTTTCTAGTTTCATTGCACCGATGTTTGAGTGAAAGCCTTCGTCACGTGCAATTTTAGCATAGGATTTGCTGATAAACTCGTCTTCGATGCAGTCGGCCATTTGATTCCAAACAGCTTCGGCGCGACCTTCTGCAACCAACTGATAAGCAGCTAGAGCAGCAGCATCTGTACCGGCTTCGTACTTGTCTAACAGTGCAGCACCTTTGGCTGTGTTCTGTGCTGCTTCGCGAGCGATGGCAGCTTCAACATCAACTGGTGAGCCTTGAATGTGCTCGATCACTTCTTTGACAAGACGGAAGTGTACAGCTTCGTCGTGTGCTTGTTGTGTCAACAGTTGCAGTTCAACTGGGTCTGCATCGGCAGGCATTTCTGCAATGGCACGGCTGATTTCAACCATGTTCATGCGCTCGTTGACCATACGACCGATAAAGTGATCAACTAGCTCTTGTTGTGCTGGCTTAGAATCAAAGTAGGCCTTGACATTGATCTGGCTGGCTCGAAACAGTGCTTCGTTGTCTTTTTTAATTTTTTGTACAAAATCTCGTGCTGATAGCATTTTTTGAATCTCCTTATAAGAATTACTTAGCTAAGTGAAAATTTTTAACAAACTTTCATGTTTATTTATCCTAGCCCCATTTTTTTATTAGACCCAAAAATCGCTCAGTAGCTGGTGTGCGGCGTCCTGTGAGTTGCAGGGTAACTCTAGGGCGGTGTCCGGCATTGGCTGTGCAATGTGGCACATTGCGCCAGTCAAAGGTTATGACTTCTCCAGCACGCCAACCGCGATACTGATAATTGCCAAATTCCCAGAACTGCCCGGGTTGCCAGTCCGTGAGTTGAATCATTATGCGCATGACTTCTTTGGGGTTGTCAGGAGAGAATTTATCCAGCTTGTCAATGTGTCGTGTCCAGACCTGTCCGGGTAATTGTACGTGCAGGCGATTCATGGCATTGTCTAGAGCAAAGCCGTGAGCTATTTCCTGCAGACTGGGCGGCAATGTCCAGCCAATATTGCTGATAGTCATAGCAGGGTCAGCACCAATACGTGCTAGATCATTTTCCTCGGCTTCAAGATCTTCAGTGGGAATTTCCACTCCGGCTTGGCGGTAACCACGTGTGGCCCAAGTGGCCTGAGTACTTTCATTGACAATGTCTTCGATATCCCCGGACCAGGCATCAGGATCAATCCACCCTAGGCCAATTACTGTGTCCCAGCGTGGATCCATGCGGGTACGATCAAAATGATAACGACTTTTTAATACTGTTGAATCCCAGCTTGATTTCATATCACAGCTACCTTTATGTCATTTATTTCATAGTCCTGGCGATATTCTGCCGGTGGAGTATCAATACCCAGTAATCGGGCAAGATGTTGATTGTTGTTGGCTCTACGATAGGCATTGTTGTGCCAGTGATGCTTGAGAGCTGAATTTTGTTGATTGATTTCCCGCCCCATTTCGCTAAGATTTTGATACCATTGATAATTGGGATAGGTAATATCAAAATGTCCACAGCGCACCCACCAACCCAGACAAGCATCATTTTCTCGATGTACCAACACAATCGGGCACTCGGGCCAGGTGTTTTTCAAAAAATCCAAATGATAGCAGAACACATGGCTTTTGACAATGCGTATGGGATTTGGCCCTGACAACACAAAAAACGGACGATCAAATTCAGCTTCGCATTCGGCCTTTGACATTTGGCTTAGATTTTCAAAATTGCTGCCAAATTCCATACCTGGATCCCAGTACGCACCTAGATGCATTAGCTGAAGGGTACCTGCAGCGTCATGATAGTATGTGCGACTTTCGTTGTAATCGGTATGATCGATGCTGGAACTCCAATAGATATTTTTTACAACACTGCTCCATTTTGAGCCCGGAGCACCGGCTACGAAGATATATTTCATACAGTCCTTGGAAATTTTGTATAACTATGTATTGTTCGACGTTATAGTAGGAAAAATATTATGAATACTAAAATTTATGCGCATCTAATAGAAAAAATTGAAGAAACTTTTAGTTTACCAAGATATTCTCACTTGCATGGAAAAATTTCTGCAGATACAGCATTGGATTCGCTGCCCTGGACCCCGGCACGTCAGCAAAAGCTCGAACAACAACTGAGTACTACATTTGATTTAGCAGTGGATTTATCACAAGGCACTGTGGCTTCATTGACTCACAGCGTTGATCAACGTTATATGAATCGATTCTTTGGTGAAATTTGGAAGCCCAAAACCGAAGATTACATGTATTCAGGCTGGAACCTAGTGGATCAAATCAACGCTCAAAATCCCCGGAGTGTGTTGGATTATGGTTGTGGTTACAATCAATTTTCAGGACGTATTCAAAATCTCATAGGTATTGATCCCTATAATAACTGTGCGGATTATATGGTAGACATCTTAGAATTCAATGTAGAACCTGCAAGTTTTGACCACATCATAGTATTTGGCAGTTTGAATTTCAACAGTCAAGCAGATATCGAACAACGTTTTGCTAGATTAGTAGAATTATTACAGAACAAAGGTCATATGTATTTCAGAGTCAATCCCGGAATTACACACCCCAATGGACCTTGGGTTGATATATTTCCCTGGAGTTTTGAGATTGCCTATGATTTTGCTCGCAAATACAAATTAGATTTGACTACATTCAAACGAGATCGCAACGATCGTTATTATTTTGAATACGTCAAGCTCGACGATTCTGAATAACCCCAGCAAGTTCTTGTAGTCTACCCAGCAGTGCTTGAGCTTGGGGATTGTTGGCAACCTGCGTGGCTGTGACCGGTGCAGACGGGACGGCTGTTTTACCTGGAACTACTGGAGTGTTTGCTGCCTGTGCGCTGGTAGTGGTCTGTGGTTGTGCAACCGGAGCCGCAGTGGCCGGAGCAGTGGGTGCGGGCTTGGCAGTGGAAGCAGAAGGCTTGGCAGCGGCGTCAACAGCCACCCTGGCGTCACCGGGAGTGGAAACTGTTTGCGCACTAGGCACTCCGCCTGCGGCACTGGGAGTCATGGCAGGTTGTTGGGGTTTGCCTGCGGCCGGTGGTGCTATTAATTCGCGTATAAATTTCATATTCCAGCTGCGTGTTGCAGTGCTTTAATGGTTGCGTCAGGTTCGTAAATGCGCCTTGTGTCCAGCCCAGCTGCTTCACGAATATCGTTTAATTCTTTATCAACTTTCTTACGATATTCTGCAGGATTCAGTGGCACCATGGCTTCAAAAGCTTCGCGTGTAAATGGCACTGTTTTGCCATCGTAGTGCATGGTCCAATCCTCTAGATCATATTCAGTTAGAGTTTCAAGGTCCTTGAGAATTTCTTCTACATGTGCTGCTGCTGAACTGCGACGTCGTATTTCAATGTACACAAGATAACGATTGGGTTTGACTTCACCGGGGCTCTTGTCAGAATCCAACACAAAGTCATAGCCTTTTTCAAACCAATTCATTAGATCCTTGGCAGCTTGATCCGAGCGCACATAGAAGCTGATCACAATGATATCATCGTCATCGCCCATTTTTGAAGAAAATTCGTCAACGTGAATACGTGACTTCATCATTCCATCAAGGTCTTTGTACTCAAGACTCTCAAATAAATGGCTGTGGTTGTCCTGGTGCATTTGGCATTCCCATTGGTTGTTGCATGCCAGGAGCTGATCCTGACATTTGATCATTTTGTTGATTCTGTTCCTGATCTAGATCTTGATCATATGCATCGTCTAGATCTTCTAGATCAATATCCTCATCTTCCAGTTCAACGGCTCCGGTCCGGATATCACTCATCAGGCTCTTGGGCATGGTAATTTCTACCAGCCATACCGGCTTTTCAATAATTTTGGCTTTTTTGGTTCCGGGTTGAAAGTCACTGGGATTTTCAATTTTAATTGGAATCTTGATACGATCTTTTTTGAATATGACTTCGCAGTCAAACGGTAATAATCTACGGCCGCCACGTGGATCAGGCATGAGACGTTCGGGCCACATAAAAATGCAAGTGACTTTGTACTTGCTGATTTTTGGGCCATCTACTAACTCGCCTAGGGCCCAGTTACGATAAGCATATACATCAAGTTCATCGAGCACACGCTCAAAGTCCAGTAAGTTTAGCAGTATACCCTCGCTCATATAAATGTCACGAATATTCTGCGCTACGTTCCAGTAGTCTTGATGATCTTTAAAAATGTCTCGGTCCATGTTGTTATTTATGGCATAGGGTCTGGCAGTGGGAGTTTGATATCTGCAGGGTCAAGTCTAATACTTAGTCGGAACTTGCAGAAGTTTCGTACTCAGAAATCAATTTTAAATCGGATCTAAATATCCATGTGAGGTAGCGCACAATGACACAAGGAGATTTGACATTGAGTAGAGCACGTGGAGCCAAGGCTCAAAAACGCAACACTGTATCACCTACAGAAATCAACGAAAACACCATAAATTTTTATCCGCGCACACAGTCAAGAAACATCCAGTTAATTCCCAAAACTCTAGGACAAGAACGATTAATATTAGCACTGCTTGATGCTGATAAAAGCATTGTTGTGGCGTCGGGACCAGCTGGCACTGGTAAAACATATCTAGCAATGCTAGCGGCCATACGAGCTCTACGGTCTGGACACTGTGAACGCTTGGTACTCACACGCCCAGCAGTGGGTGTGGAAGATGAAAAACACGGTTTCCTTCCAGGAGATCTTGTGAGCAAAATGGAGCCTTGGACTAGGCCCTTGTTTGATGTCATGCGCGAACATTACCACCCACGTGATATAACTCGCATGCTTGACGATCAAATCATTGAAATCAGCCCACTGGCATATATGCGTGGGCGAACATTTAAAAACTCTTGGATTATTGCAGACGAAATGCAAAATGCCACGCCAGCACAGATGAAAATGTTGCTGAGTCGCATTGGTGAACAATCCAAGATCATAGTTACGGGTGACGTGGATCAAGCGGATCGTAAAATTAATCAGAATGGTCTCCTTGACCTCTGTGAACGATTGGTTGATCACAGAGTCAATGGCCTAAGTGTCGTAGAACTGAACCGACGAGACATCCAACGTCATCCAATCATTGACAGCATACTGGAGATATATCAAGATATATAATAGATGATTGAAACATCTACTCTAGTTCTTAGCCCGGGGCGTACCGGATCAGTGTTGCTGGCGCAAAACTTATCCAAGCTGTTTTACACCTCGGGCCAAATTCAATACTACACCGAACCCCAAGATCCGCAACAGTTGAAATTCACTAGATCTATTGCACACAGTCATCTGTTGTTTTTGCCTGAACAACTACAGGGCATAACAGTGTTCTATAGTGTGCGCAGAGATTTACAGGCCGCACTGCTCAGTCATTACATTGCCAGCGTAACGAATCTCTATCACTTGACTCCTCAAGAAACTCGTCCTGATATTGCTCCCATTGAAGTGAACTCAGTGTGGATGGAACAGATCATACAGCAACATCAACAGTGGTATCAGCACTATCAATCTCAGTTAACTGATCAAAGTCGTGTGATTGTCTATGAAATGATGGTTGATCATTTGGATCCGCAGTCTGTGGGATATCAGAGACTGTATCCAGACAAAGCCGATTTAATAACTAACTATGCAGATGTTGTGGATTGGTTGAATCGACGTGTGCCCGACTCGTTAAAGCAGGCACACGGTGACTTTATTGACTATGAGATTCGGCCAACTCAGGGGATGTATCGCTGGGCTGCAGGGATTCGCTAGGTTTCTCAGTTTCAATAACATAACCATTTTCTTGAGCCAGACGTTTGATTGTGGATTCATAGTGGGTTATGAAGTATGTGAGAAAACGCTCCCAATCACGAGGCTTGGCTTCTCCATCAATCACGGCTTTTTCAACTTGCCGTAATCGAAAATCCATGATCACACTGGCACATTGTATGTGTGTGCGACGTATGTTTTTGGTGACTTCAATTTGTTCGTCAATTTGCCCATTGGGTTTACGTAGATAAGTTACAATAAAATAACGCATTAGTCTCTCAGTTGTGAAAGTTCAATAAGTGTTGCGGCTAGATTAATTTCATGATCTGCCACAAAACTTGAATTTACCAATCCATTGCGTATAATCACAATGGCCTGATCTTGGCGCTCGGTATCTTTGCTCCAGAGTTCAATGTTGTCATACATCCATCGAAATACGTCTTCCATTTCTTCAGGACGTGCGCTGGCACAGAGCACTTTTCTAGCTTCGATGATTCTGCCGTGTTTGAAATGATCTACCACAGACAATTTCCAATCATCGCTGCCACCGGCTTCATCGCCTAGGGGAGTAGACAGTGTTCCTGTGGTTGAATTCATCTGACAATTATTCAAACACTTACGTAGATCTGGGTATGTGGACTTTACATAGGTATCTAAGGTATCAAGATCAAACTCAACGCTCTCAGATACAAGAACAGTAGCCACGCGAGCAGTAAACTCTGTAACATCAACTCGTTCAATATGAAATCCTTGACACCTGGAATGCAAAGCAGGAATAATACGGTTGGGATAATTGCAAGTAAGGATAAATCTAGCACTGGCATGATAAGTCTCCATAACTCCGCGCAGGGCAGCTTGACCATTGGGCGAAATATAATCAGCTTCGTCAAGTAAAACTATCTTGAAATTACCAAACGGCATTGTTTGCACAAAACCAGTGATGCGATCCCTAATAGTGTCTACTGAGTTTTCACGTGATGCATTGATTTCCAGCACATCATATTCGTCAATATTTAATTGATTGATCAGTATCTTGGCCAGTGTGGTTTTGCCCACGCCCGGCGCACCAGAGAACAACAGGTGTGGAATGGAGCCACTGTCAATCCAGTTTTGTATCTGCTGTCGTTGTGCTGCGTCGCGGAAAACGTATTCCTCAACTGTGTTGGGTCTGTACTTCTCGGTCCAAAGTTCTTTCATATATTCTCTGCCTTAGTTCGCTGGTGGAAAAACTGTGTTGCCTACGATTATAATAGATTGTAATGTTTTTGTCAACGCAAATCTGCTTGCCGGTAAAACTTTTTTGTAGATAATCTTCTCCGATTATACGCACATCAATTTGGTAAGTGAGCAAAATATCCTCGACATCCTTTTCTGTGGCGTAGGGGATAATCTCGTCAATGTACTTGCAGGCTCGCAATTGAACATAGCGTTCAAACACTGTTTGTATGGGTCGGTTCTTTTCGGGACGATCTATTGTGGGATCGGTTTGTAGACCCACTATCAAATAGTCGCACTGTGTTTTTGCTTCTTTGAGCATGGCCACATGCCCGGCGTGAAATAAATCAAAACAACTAAATGTTATGCCCACTTTCATTGGGTAGTATTCCTTGATCAAGATATTTGTGGAAGCTCAACCTATTGGTTGCAGTTCCACGATTGTACTGCTGCCAGGTGTCACCACCAATGCCAAAAATCACACACGGACTGGGCCAAACTCCCAGTTGGTCACAAAACAGAGTTTGTGTTTTGACATATTGGTTGTAGCAGTAATCTGCTGAGTAGTTTGCCAATAAAAAATCCCCAAGACCGCACGCAAACCGATTGACATATCCAGATTTTTGTAACACAAACCCAGCATCGTCGTCGTCCACACGAGTGAGGCGCATACCTATTCTAGCATGTGCCACAGGAAAGGTCTTACTGAGGCTGAATGCAATGTCAGTGATACAGGGATTAGACACATCAAGTATCATTCCAGAGCACAGTCCAAAGTAAGCACAGTCTATTAGCACCGGAACGCCCAGCCGATTACATTCGGCGAGCACTGGTATTTGTAATTTGTGAGTGGCTCCGGTGTCAGCAAATGGGCAGCTTATGACCACAGCGTCGTTGGCATCAAGATCAGCATCCTCAAGAAACGCCCATCGATCAGGCCAGGATCGGCGCCAGGTCAGCTGATGATACATGTATTCTCCACGGAAGCATCTAAATCTGCGACTATGATTGCGCATGTAGAACTTATCAAATGCTTCAGTGGTGCCATGTGTGGCCACACCACAGGGAAAATCATCAAGCCCTATCCAGGTGTTTGATTGAGTTTCTTTTATCCAATATCCATAAGAGTCAACAAATTTTTCATGTACGTGTTCGTCCCCAAGATCAAATTGGAAATTTTGATTGATATTGCTTATGATATCGGCATTTTGAACAGGTCCTGCCCCACCATAGGGTTTGTCCTTGTGATGCGGGACCTGATACTTAACCGTTGATTGCGTCACTGATTGTGTCGTCGCTTTGTGGCTCATCGCTGACCAGCAGGATGTCTTTGGGATCAATTTTTCTTATGGTTTTAACACCGTCGTGGTCTTCGATTTCAACACCACGAGTCCAGCGTCCATGTACAACAAGTATCCAATCTCCGGGCTGGACATCTTGTTGTTCGGGACCGGTTAGATATACCTGTGCCCAACGAGGTCTAATACCCGATGACTTGGCGTTATCGCCCAGCAATATGATACCCGAACTTAGAGTTCGTCCTTTGAACTGCATGTCGGATACTAGTACTGAATCCTTGAGTACTTCTAAATTTTTAACATGATGTGCTTTGAAACTAAATTTTGTCATTTTGGCTTTCTTTGTTGTGATACAGGATCGTTATTCATTGTTTGTTTGGAATAATGTCTACGAACCTGTGCAGCTTTGGTATCAATGGGCTGGTTGAATGCATCAACAACATCACCGCGAGCATTGACACCCATGTTACCTACGGCTTTGACATCTTCGTTCCTTAACACCAAAGCGCCTAGGTCAACAACTTTGCCCTGTGCCGAGCGATATGTTTTCTTTGTCATAATAGACTCCTAAAATCATATTTAACGCAAAAATTCACGTGGATTTAAATCATAGAACATAGAGTCAATGCGATGTACACCCATCAAATATAGCACATAACTAGCCACACTCGAACCACGCCCCACACCCCAAATTACACGATTTTTACGCAGCACATCCACAAGGTATTTTAGATATCGCAAAAGATCAAACATATTGCGTTCTTGAAACAACAACAGTTCTTCGCCCACACGTTGCAGTTCAGCTTCGCTTTGGCATAGACCAAGAATGTATTCAGCAATATCCAATTGTTTGTATTCGTTGGGCATGTGCCAATTTTTCTGCAACAATGCATCGTAGTCTGGTACCTGCATGTCACTGTTGTGCGGGAAGTTATAGGGCACAAATGCCGGCACATTTTCAATGTAATAGGCCATAGTTTCTATATCAACGGATTGATCAACAACAATGTTTTTCAGTGTATTAATATCTCGACCTTGCATAACAAGATCAAATACATCGTTTTGATCTAAGATAATTTCACCAAATTGGTTAGTTGTCATTGCGTGTGAAGTCTGGAAAAATTACGTTTGATGATTCGCTGTCAGCAGATTCAGTACGTTGGTTGGTGGACCAGTGTAAATCAAGTTCTTGCCAGTCAGTGTCGGGAATGATTTTAAATACCTTGACATCTCTGCTGATCTTTTTAATGTCCACATGCAATAGATTACTCTGACTCCACCAGCCGGGTTCTTCAAAAATACCCAGGGATTCCAGGAAATTGTGTTTGTACCAAACATCTCCACCGAGTATACTAGACACTTCAACTTCGACAATTGTTAAATATTCATCAACAATAGCATTGAATTTACTAAACAACATCATACCAATAATCTGATCCACAGGTTCTTCGGGCAATGTAGTTACCGAACACCCAGCTTCAATCAAAGCTTTTATCTGATCAGTGTTGTCTTGATGTATAAAAATTGTACTATCAAGTTGATCATTTACAAAGTATTTGATTCTATCTAGAGCAATGTTGTGGTCTTCAGTACTGTCAGTATTGGTAGTAAAATGCAGTATAATATCATAGGTGTTTAATTTCAACTGGCTTCGGTACCAAATACCGGCCTGTAGAGTCATGTCGTATCGTAGTCTAACGTTCATTTTACGTCAATCTTAGTGTCAAAGTCAAAGCCACTGGATTCTTTTGCTTGATCCTGTAGCTTTTTTTGGTATGTGCTTTGATAACTTTCCAAAGCCATTATCAATTGCTGTGCCATATGACCGTGATTCATACGCATAGCCCAGGAGAGCTTTTGTTGAAGATCAGAAATTTTAGTTGACAAGTCGTCAACTGACATCTGATCTAAACCATGTATAAGTGGATGTTCCATAAAATAAAAAGCCCTTGTGCTAGTGTAGCAACAAGGGCAGTAAAAGTCAACTGTTTTGATTAACTAAAGCCGCACCCGTTGTTGCCAATACAAAACCATTTGCCATTGATATATTGTAGGGTACAACTGATACCCAGACCGTTTAGAGCCAATGTTCCTGATCCCGAAGTTTTCCAACCTGCACTGGAAACAGTGACCACCATAGCACCGCCATAGCTTTCCATGACCAGGACTTTGATTTGGCCTTCATCGCCATCGGCTAGAGTAGCAGTTTCTGAAGTAACAGTGTTGAAACGGCTAGTTGTAGTTGTCAATGAAATTGGTGCCGACGCAGCAACGTCCTCGGTGCTTGGCAACCAAATTGGATCTCGATTACGATTTAGGTCAAAAATACTAATTGTACTACCACCATTGGAACTTACAAATTCAAATTCAAATGTTCCCGGTGTAGAGAATGTTATAGTATTTGTTGAAGTGTTAAGACCTTGTACATTGTTGGTGCCAACACTGACAGCACCGGGCAATGTCAAGGTATTGGTACCAGGTACATAACTACCAGGAATGGTAATTTGCACTCGTACTATACCAGCTGTGGCAATTGGAAAATTGGTAAATGTCAGACTAATAGCACCACCACTGGTCATGGTTTGATAATGCGCCACTGCATAGTTAATTGTCACGGTTCCTGATGTTGTACCGTGATCATATTTGGTAGCTGAAAAGTTAGCAATAACTGCTGAACTTAGTCCTGACCCGCCCATGTCATTGTCAAGAACAGTGCCTGACAGAGCTGCTTTTAATACTGCTTTGGCTTGAATATCGGAAATTTCTGAACCCGCGTATTCAAAGTTTGTTTTGATATTTGTGAAGTTATCACGAAAACCCTGCGAATCGTTGTCTTGTCCAGCTACTGGATAAGCACCGTTAATGTTGTTTGGGTTAATTGCACTTGTCATAAATCTGTCCTAAATTATTCTAAAATATTCCGCTTGGGAAACACGAGGTATTTATCGTACTGATTAGTGTTGGTATAGTTATCAACAGGGGCAATAAATTGCAAGCTGTTGAAATCAAATATTGTTGTTACACCGCTACCAATTTCAATGTCAAACGTAGCACCGGTTCCTGTGCCAATTAGGTTAGTGCCTGGTACATTGTAGAACTTCTGTGTCAAAGCCTGGAAATTTGCTGTTCCAACTAAATCATAGTAAAGAATGGTTCCATTTTCGTCGACTTGAAGCACAGTCACAGTCATGTCATTTACGCCAGTAATACCACCCAAACTTGCTCCGGGCACTAGGATCTTATCGTTGACTCGGTAATTTGCCCCACCGTTGAATATCACACTTGATCCATCATAGGGCTGTGTGCGATAATGATAGTCATGATCAAACGTAGTTGCAGCAGGTTTTGGTACCCAGGCTCCGCCAGTGCTGTCGTAGATTGGATCCCAGTTTTTGCTTAACAATCTTCCTAGTTCGTATCGATCAACTTTGAAATCTACTCGGTTCAGTTGGTCACCGTAGTATCTATTGATATTGTAGATAATCTGTGCTGATGCTCCGGGTTTGACATAAGCAATGACCCAAGCCGGGGTAAATCCCAGTTGACGGCCATTGGCCTGAATGCTGGTCATCCAAAGTGGTAGAACTGTGTTGTCTTGACCAATGTTTTCAATGATTTGATCTCGCATGTTAATCAAACTATTGGGATACACTACATTTGTTATGGTACTACCATCTTCAGCTACAATGGGATATGGCCAAGTCACTGCTTTGCTGACACTTTGACCTTGGTCATTAACTAAGTTGTCAATGACCTCACTGTAGATAACTTCATAGATAACATTGCCTGCAGAGTCTGTGGCCTGAGCACTGGTAATAGTTCCCAGGACCAGTTGTTTCCAATAATGATTTTCGTACAATGCACGAACATAGTCTTCGACAATACTTGCAGTTAGGCCATAGATATGATAGTAAACAACTTTTTCTGCTACACCAAAGTTTGGATCGTTCTGACGATAGATTAGATCAGGTACAAAAATTGTCCGGTCTTGTAGTAAGTTGTTGACCAATTGAATGCTGTTTTCCGGTGGCATTGCCTGGATATAAATGTCCTGCAACGGAGCATTGAATTTGCGGTTGACTTTTATAGTAAATTGTTTGGTATCGCTGATTAGGAATTGACTTTGAGCCAGTACCATGTTTGCAGTCAAACTTGCACCATGTCCAGGACCACCAATGTCAACCACTGTGATCACAGCTTGAGACCGATACCCAAATCCTGGATTATCAACTGCTACACTGACAATTTGTCCATACTGCACTATCACTTGACCGGCTTCGGCAGTAATTGAAGTTGTGCCTTCGGGCGTGCTAAATGTCACTCTTGGATTTACATATCCCGATCCGGGATTTTGCACAGTGACACTTTCAACTTTGTAAATTATATCTTGTACCGAAGGTGAATATGCATTGACATAGAAATTGTAAGTAACATCAAAAGTTGTAGGCCCGGGTAATCCACGCAAATTTACATCAAATGTTGTGGTGCCATTGTCAATGGTAAAGGTATTGTAGCTGACAGTGCCAGCAATTTCACCTGTAGGCAATAACGCCAGACCCTGTGGTAATTTGCTGTTGCTTCCAGGGGATAACCGATAATTTAATTGAGATCCAGAAGGATTTATAGCTTCTACAGCCAACAAACTTATGCTACCATTATTGATTGTACCTAGGTCAGCAGGAGTAAGCCAGTTCACACGTTTGTCAACACCAACTATCAGAGTCAAGGTATAAAAATAATAATCACTGATAATATCTGGTTCGTAATATTGCCTTACACGCAGAGCAATGGTATAAGTGACTTCACTCTGTCCCAGCGCAGGAATGTATCCGTAGAGCCATCCTGAATTAGGATCAAGAGTCAAACCAGGCGGCAATGTCCAATTGTCTCCGGGTTCATCTCTAATAGTCACAACATACTCAATGCGTTGAGCATCAAGATCTACACCATTGAACTGGTATGCGAACCAATTGTCATGTGTGACTGTTCCAATGCTGCCCTGTGGATTTGTTAAGAATGGTACTCGATTGTTGGATTGATCTGCGGTGATAATAGTGTTGTCGGCAGTGATATAATCATTGTCAGCAGTGAGTGCGTCGCGGCTTTGAACAAATATTTCAAATGTTCTTAGATCACTAGAAACACCATCTGTTATCTCTACAGTGAATTGGTAATTCTTACTGACACTTTTGATTAGATAATCGTAGCCGTAGACATCGTCAGGAGTCAAATCATAACCAGGAGGCTCGTTGATTACTGGCTCTGGTTGCAGGATACCGTATATTTCTCCTTGTGGACTTAAGATAAGTCCCGGAGGAAGAGATCCACCAGCTAATTGTATATCAATGATGCCTACTGGATCAATAAAAGTCAGTTGTATTGGTGTAATTTCTTCGCCGTCGTAAAAGGCTCCAATTAAACCTGCAGGTGTCAACCATCTTGGTAATCCGCGACCGCTGATAGTTAAATTAAATGTTCTATCGGCTACTTGATCTGGTACAGTTACTCCATTGACAACTTTTTGTGTGTAAGCTCGTAATGTAAATTTTGAAGTGGTATCACTGACTGTGCCGGTGGTAATTGTAGGTACTCCAGCAATTTGTCCAGTCTTAATCAGCTGTAGACCCGAAGGCAACGTTCCAGCCAACAACGAATAATAAACAGTTTCGGTGCCAGACGTAGCTTCGATGGGTATCTGATAGAATACTCCCTGTGCAATAGTGCCAAGAGTCCCGGCTGGCGTTGACCAAGTTAATCCAGCTGCTGCTGGCGGCGCAGTAATCTGTGCCGAACCAAACAACACATCGCCTATAATATAGGGATACTCGGGATTTCCGCTGTCATCTTCGGTAGCAAAATAGGCATAGGTACCATTGGGATATTCAGGGGTAACACAAAAACGACCATTGCGTTGATCAAGTGTACCTCCGTTGTTTTTACTGTAGGTATAATCTTCTACGAATATGCCCAAGGGCCAAGACCCATCTAAACTTTGATTTTGTGTGACAGTTACTCGTTGATCTAATGTAATAAAATTATTGTTTTTGCTTAGTACCTTGGCCACACCATGAAACCCTGGTGCTGTTATTTGTAGGCCAGGCCAGGCCACATCAGGATTTTGCAAACAAATGGTATTGGTTTTAGCAAAGTTTCCACGTACTTTAAGAATAGGATTGCTGGGTCTATTGGTCTGCGTTGCTAGTTGATAATTGCTACGCATTTTAATAGTAATACTGTTGGCACTGTTGGGATCTTGATATCCATATGGACCATAAATTGGATACCCGTCAATGGCCCAACCTATAATTTTGCTGTGTCCGTCAACATGGCGATACCCGTCAATGAATCCGGGGATGTCTTGCCAGGCATTGGCATTGATAAACTTAGAAACGTTGTATTGATAAACTCCATTGGGTGTGGTGAAACCACCGTACTGATCTTGGCCAGTTATATTGGCCACTACACTGTTAAGTGTCCAAAAAGTTCCACGATTACCAGCAACAACTTGATCTAACTCAGGACCATAAATCAACAATCCTACTGCACTTACACCAATAGGTCCACGTGTAGGTCTACGCTCAGGGCGCGGCGCCGAAATATTTTCTCCACCTCGATAAGGCCAAAGAAGATTTACAATTTGAGATTGAATACTATTGGGATTTATATTGTTTGGAAACGTTCCAGTTTTTACAAGACCTGGTAAGTCTTTGCCGGTGATCTTCCAACTGTAACCGTTGGCTTGTACTGCCGCAGTGACTTGGCCAGGTACTCCGTTTCCAACGATGCTGTCCACAGGATCGTAAGTGGTTGTAAGTAGCATTGGCACTGCCATTTTAGAGTCGTCCTACAACAATTTCAATTATGCCTTTATCACCATCAAACGACTCAACGGCTTTACCTATAACTGATCCAATCTTTGGATTGCTTTCGGATCTAGCATATCCATCAAATGTCGAAACCATTAAATCGCCTTTCTTTACCGACCCCCGAACAGCACAAGGAACTCTGCCCAACAATGCTACCATTATCACATGTTCCCCTTGTAGTCCGTCATTCATTCTAAATGCTGGGTCAGTTGAAACTACACCTGCTACTCTTACATCTGCATCGCTGCTGGATTTAGTGACTTCTTCTGATCCACCAAATACCACCACAGTGCCTGGAGAATAGTGTGCATCGGCTTGATAACGTTCGGCAATATCCGCATATTGTGCTGATGTTGCCTTGGCAAACACTGTATCAAAATAAGTTGTTGAACTGCCAATGTTGCCTACACCGTTGCCACTGCCATTGAGAATATTACCAACTGTGGCACTGCCAGTGGAAATGTTAAGCGATGCACCATATAGTCCAGCAGTGGTAGTAACAGTATTGGCATTGATGTTGCCTGTGACATTTAGAGTAGTGGTAATGTTTCCGGTTAATGCTGTTGTTCCTGAAACGCTTAAATTACCTGTGATATTAGCACCACCGCTGCTGAATACAACAACATTTGAAGTACCGGCTACGCCGACGGTGATGTTACCACCGGAACTTACAACAGTTACATTTGATGTGCCAAAGTTAATATTGGCTACACTGGTAATAACTCCAGTTAAAAAATAACCGTTACCAAGAACATAGTCTCCTGAGATGTTTCCAGTTGCGCTGATATTTCCTGTTGACGAAAATGCATTGGTTGTTTTGTTAAATGTCAATCCTGATGTTGAATTGGCAGCACCGCTGTCGTTAAACACTACACCAGTATTGGGTCCAGATACAACCAGCGTACCCGAAACGTTACCAATAATGTTACCCAGAAAGTACGGAGCAGTGACATTACCAGTGGCATCTATTGTACCAGTGATTGCTGTCCCAGATGAAGAAATTACTACAGTATTTGATGTGCCAGTTGTACTAATTGCTACATTACCATTGGCATAAACTCTTACATTGCTATTACCATTTGAAATTAATGTAGTATCAATTCCTGTTAGTAATCTACCATTACCAAGAAAGTAGTTTCCAGATATATTACCGCTTGTGGTGATGTTTCCTGAAGCATCTAAGGTTGTAATTCCAGTGACTTCGCCGGCTAATGTTAAATTTTGTCCACTGATATTGCCGTTGGCTGTGAGATTTACACCATAGATATTGTTATTGACAGCATCAACTAATATTGAGCTATCATCGCCAACCACAGTGCCTTTTAGATCGCCTACAAACCCTGCGTTTGCTGTCACAGTACGGAATGCAGGATTTGTATCAACTGAGAAATAAACTGTTCTTGAAGTGTTGTTGCCAGTCATTACAATGTTATTGCTGACAACAAATGATAAAGTATCGTTAGGTGATGTTGCAATAACTGATGTGCCGTTGGCATTGACAATATTAAAAATATTAGCAGGAGCAGCAGTCACACCTGTAAGCTGTGATCCATTACCAATAAAATAAGGAGCAGCAACGTTGCCTGTGATATTGGTATTACCAGCTACGCTGACCAAACCAGAATTCGCTGAAAAACCTGTTACACTTAGCAGTGTGCCAGTGCCAACAATATTACCATTTGTAGCTGAAAAGCCTGTGGCTGTAATAGACGTCCCGTTGGCAATGATATTGCCAGTGGCTAGAATGTTTGCTGCTGCAACATTTCCTGTGACGTTGAGTTGTGCGTTAGTGATGTTACCAGTGACCAGCATGTCACTGGTACGAATGTTGTTGACGATGTTTAGATTGCCGCCAACTAAGTTTCCAGATGCTGTGACAGTCACAGCAGTGACACCGCCTAAACTTTGAATAGTACCATTTGCTACAACAGTTCCCGAAGCAGTGATATTACCCACTGCGGTAGTACCAGAAATATTGGCATTTCCAGTTACTTGTAGCCCGCTTGAAGTTACTACGATAACGTTGGCAACGTTGCTCACACTCATAATAATTGAGCTGTTTGCCAACGGAATAGAAACGTTAGAAGTACCGTTAGCAATACCAGTAATACCCGAAATTGCAAACAGGGTACTGAAATTGTTGTTGGTTTTGATAAAGGCGGTTCTTAACGGATCGCCGTTGCCATCGTTGGGTGCTTCACCTATATTGATAATCTCTTGGCTCATATTTTGATATCCTTGTAGATATTTACCACTTTTACTAGGCTCATTCTGCCAAGTTTGATGCCCCGTAATCTAGGATAAATACCCTAAAATCGGAGAATCTAATGGCTTATGTAGTAAAAAATACACGCGGACAAACAGTTGCTACTGTTCTAACAGGGACGACAAATACCACCGCTACAGATCTTACACTCATAGGTCAAAATGTCGTAGAGTACGGTTTAGATCAAAACGAAAACTTTGTCTATGTTTTAGAAAACTTTGCCAACACAACACCGCCCCTTCAACCATTGCAAGGACAAATTTGGTTTAACACCGACAGCAATACTCTTACATTTCGAGACATTAGCAACACATGGACTGCTTTGGCTAGCCAAAGCTATGTGCAAGCTCAAAAAATTTCGCCTGCTTTTACCGGAGTTCCCACTGCGCCCACTGCGGCCACAGGAACCGCAACCACGCAGATTGCTTCGACTGCGTTTGTTGCAAATGCAGTTGGTAATATCAATCTTACCCCTTATGCTCAGCTAGCAGGTGCTAGTTTTACTGGTAACGTAGCGGGTCCAACTGCACCACAAGGTACCAACACAACTCAGTTGGCCACTACACAATTCGTACAGACAACTTTTGCAAATACCACAGCATCATTATATGTAACTATTCAAGATGGATACATGTTGGGCAACGCAACTGCTCCAACTGTGGGGAACATTCAAGACAGCAGCAATCTCATAGCCACAACAGCGTGGGTACAAAATATGTACAACGATGTTAACTATTCAAAATACGTGGCTAAAATCAATGGTGAAATGTTTGGTATTCCCACCGCTCCCACAGCAGCCAACGCAACCAACAGCACACAGATTGCAACCACTGCTTTTGTACAAAATTTAGTTGGTAATATTGATCTATCACCTTATGCAACAAAAAATAACGCTGTGCTCACCGGAGTTCCCACAGCACCCACAGCTTCATCAGTAACAAGCAGTAATCAACTGGCCACTACACAATTTGTACAGCTACAAAAGATTTCTCCAGATTTTACTGGAACTCCAACTGCACCTACTGCAACCACCGGCACCAATACCACACAAATAGCCACAACAGCTTTTGTTAAAACAGCAGTTGATGCAGTGGCAAACAATACAGTCACTGAGCTAGCTGGATCTATGAAAATGTGGCCATCAGCAACGCCACCTGCTAATTGGGCACTGTGTAATGGTCAGGCTGTGAGCAGAACAACCTATGCTACTTTGTTTGCTAAAATTGGCACAGCATATGGCTCGGGTGATGGTTCAACAACATTTAATTTGCCAGATTTTAGAGATCGAATGCCAATGGGCGCCGGAAGTGCCTACAATGCCGGATCCACAGGTGGATATGCCGATGCAGCAGTGATTAGTCATACACACCCAGTATCGTCGTCAGTGACAATGAATGATCCTGGACATAGTCATAACAATGTATTACAGGCTACCAGCGACAACGTGCAGCGACGTGTGACATTGAATCGAGCTATTGGTCCCAGCGGCACTGATGCTATTGGTAGTAACTATGGCCGAAACACTGACAACGCAACCACTGGTATAAGTGCATCTGTAAATGTGTCACTGTCAGCGCCGGCTGGATCAGTGTCAGGTACTGGACGTAACTTGCCCCCATACCTAGGCGCATATTGGATTATAAAACTCAGTGATGATGGATCTGGTGGCGGAACTCTACAAGCCGGCGCTGGTATTGATATAACCACTGCTGGTGCGTATTCTACAATCACTAATACCGGTGTCAAGACTCTAACTGCTGGAACCGGAATAAGTGTTACTGGTGCCAATGGTAACCTAACAATTACCAATACAGGCTCAGCACCAACACTGGTTGCTGGCACTGGCATCAATATTACTCAAGTTGGACAAACTTATACATTTACCAACACAGTTTCAGCTATTCCTGTAATTGCTGGGGTTGGTACCACTGTAACCAATACACCCGGCGGTGCCATTGTCAATGCCAATGTTGCTAGTTTACAGGCTGGAACTGGAATCACGGTCAGTAACGATAGCGGAACATGGACTATCAATGCTCCTGGGTCAGGCTCGGCAAGCCTAGGAACATCAGGCTGGCAGGAATTTCCATCAGGATTGATTATGCAGTGGGGTGTTGGAACTATATCAAATACCAACTCAACTACCTTAGTGACATTCCCAAGAGCTTTTCCAAATAATCTCTGGAATGTACAACTAACTTTTAGACAAACTGGCGCTGGTGCTTCGGGTATTCTAACTACTAATCCTAGCACCCTTGGTTTATCAAATATGACAGTGTATCGGATTAGTACACTTAACACAACAGCAATAACTTTTTGGTGGCAGGCATTAGGAAATTAAATCGGAGTTTTAAATGGCATATATTATTAACGATAGTCGTGGACAAATAGTAGCTATCATCCCTGATGGCACTATTGACACCACGAGCACACCACTGCAACTTGTTGGACGTGGTGTTACTGAATATGGGGTTCCAGAAAACGAAAACTATGTTTTCTTACTGGAAAACTTTGCCAAGGATACAGCTCCGGTAAATCCAATTCAAGGACAACTGTGGTTTAACATTGCCAACAATGTAATGTCAGTTCGAAGCAATGTAAACACTTGGCTGGGCCTAGCATCACAAGATTACGTACAAGCACAAAAAATATCACCGGTTTTTACTGGTGTTCCATTGGCACCAACTGCCAATGCCGGTACTAACACTGCTCAGATAGCAACAACGGCTTTTGTACAAGATAACAAAGTGTCGCCAGTGTTTACTGGATATCCGTTGTCACCGACTCCGGCTCGTGGTGCAACAACAAATCAAATTGCCACTGCTGAATTTGTCACAAATAGTGTGTTACTACAAGGTGTGCCCGAAGCACCCACTGCTGCGTTTGGTACTAGCAATACACAAATTGCTACCACAGCATTTGTGCAAGGTGAAAAAGCTTCGCCAACATTTACTGGCGTGCCACAGGCACCTACTGCGCCGCGTGGAACAAGCAACAATCAGATCGCAACAACTGCATTTGTAAGTGAGAGTCCAATTTTCAATGGCACTCCCGAAGCACCCACAGCAGCACCTGGTACTGGCAACACACAAATTGCTACCACTGGATTTGTTACAAATAGTGTTCAACTGTTAGGCATTCCCACAGCACCTACTGCCGCAGCCGGAACCAACACAACACAGATTGCTACAACTGAGTTTGTTGCTAATTCAGTTCAACTATTTGGAACACCCACTGCACCAACACCAGGCCCCAATGATAACTCGACAAAAATTGCAACCACGCAGTTTGTTCAAGCGCAAAAAGCAAACATTGTTCTCACTGGTATACCATTGGCACCTACTCCTGACGGAACAATTTTTAATCAAATTGCCACTGTTAACTTTGTAGCTACCAGTATTGGTAATATTGATCTAACCATCAAAGCCAATGTCGCAAGCCCAGTGCTGACAGGAATTCCTCAAGCTCCAACTCCGGTGAATTCTACCAATTCAGAACAGATTGCAACTACTAGATTTGTAAAAAATGTTGCTGCAAGTGATTACAATTTATGGCAAGGATCACATCGTTATATTTCTACAAGCGATCCAGACCCTGGCACTGGAGTCAACGGAGACTTCTGGTTTAAATATCAACCCTAAACACAATGGCAATTTATAGAAGAGTTTTTCCTTATGTAGCAGGTACACAGACTTTTACCATGCCTTATGGCTATGATAAGAAAGTAACTTATCATGTCTGGGCTGGTGGAGGTGGTGCTGGTGGTGACAGCAATGATATACAAGCCGGTAGTGGTACCGCTGGAACTTATACCACAGGACAGTTTTATGCCAACCCTGGAGATCAGATCACTGTTGTCACAGGCCAAGGTGGGCAAGAAGGTATAAGATTAGAATCCAACAAAAAACTTTTTAATTGTACAATTTCTGGAAATGGTTCCAGCGGTGTTGGCCCCACTGCTAGTTACGGATGGGTAAACGATCCCACTGTAGCCGCTTATCCTGAATATAACAGTCCACTGGGAACTAGAACATTTAGTTCCTGGACTGCTTTTATGAATGCCTGGGCTGTGAGTGATTTGGCAAACAATCAACCTGGCACCGAAGAAGTTTATAACGACATTTATTTTCCCGAAGCAGGAAGTTATACAATTCAAATTGCCGGGGATAACTCTATAGATGTTTGGTTTAGAGATCAAGTTGTTGCTACAAAAGTAACAAACTTTAAAACAGATCCAGTTTCAAAATCAATTTCAGTGCCCAGTCCCGGTGTCTATCAACTCAGATATATCTTAACCAATCTTGCTGGATCAAGTGGTAACCCCGCAGGTGCTGCAATAGTAATTACAAAAAGCACGCCAGGATCAATGGGCGGTGGAGCAGTACAGACTTATCCCGGCGGTGTTTCTACAAAAAATATCATATGGTCAACACGCTATGGTCGAGGTATTGACGTAAGCAATCGTGTTCCAATTGTATATGCACCTGTGGTAAATTTCTATCAACCTCAAAGTGGGTACGATTATGGTGGAATTCCAGACTGTGGCTTAGTATTTGTCAGTGCCGCAAGCACATGGACTTCAGACGAACTTGCTAAATTAAATCTTAGTTTGGACCGAGTAATCACTATATCATATCCGGTAAAAATTACCGGCGTTGGAAATATAGATCAGGTAGTGGCCAGCGGATATTATACATTTTCTCGAGGTCAGACTTGGCAATTGGCACGCTATAATTGGCTAGGAAACCCTGGCGCCAATACCAACCTAACAGGAAGAGGATCAGGGACACCTGCTAACTGGACTGAAAAACAATGGTATAATGACAATCGCAGTGGCCGAAGTAATAATGTTACATTTGCGTCATGGGAATTGCCAGTGCCGGCCGACAATCAAATGTTTATTGTAGGCTATGCAGATGGTGTAATCTACAATGCCCCAAGCCAACGTGGCAGTGACAATGTTCGCTGGACAGCCAATTCTACTTTTGGACAACAGTATGCTGGTGGCCAAGGTGGTGCCAGTGCCAAAGGTGTTGGTGTTGCTCGAACAAATTTCTTTGGTGGTTGGGGAGGCCAAATTGGCTCAGGAAAAACTTCTGGCGGTGGCGGTGGCGGTGGCGGTGCAAGTTTATTGCTGTGGAAGCCAGCCACTGCATCTAGACCATCTGTTGTAACTATTGCCGGAGGTGGGGCTGGAGGTGGTGGCGCAGGATTTACTGATCAAGGCAGCGACGGGCATGGTGAATTTGTAGCCGGTACATCTTACCCCAACACCGCAGGAGCAGGTTTGTAT